GTCATGGCGGTTGTACCGAGCGTGTCGGTAGTTTTGAAACTGGTGTTCCAGAGTTGGCCGCCCTGCGTGGTGCCCGAGTCAACGTTGACCGTCGCACCTCCCATTTCACTGGCGGTGTCGGCGTCTGCTGCGCGGGACCATGCACCTGCTGCGACTACATAGATGCCGTTGTTAGCAGTTGTGTTTTGGTTTTTGACCAGCACTCGGTTGCCCGCAACGACCGCAATACCGTCGATTGTCTGGGTGCCGCTGAGTGTGATGTTCGCGGTAGTTGCTACCAGAACCGACCTCTTAAATGCTGCGTCTGGAATGTTCTCCATCGTCAGCGTTGTCCAGGCCGGTGCTGCTGCTCCTGCAGACACCAATGCCTGACCAGCGGTGCCGACCGCGAGCATTGCCGTTGCGCCAGTGCCCGACTGGTAAGGCAGGGTTCCGACCGAGCCGCCTGCCAGGTTGGTGGCGGTTGTGGTGGTTCCCCCGACTTCTACGACGGTGACCCCAGCTCCGGTCTCGGCGCCAGTGGTCGAGCGCTTCAAGAACAGCTTTCCGTCATTCGTGTTGACAGCGAGTTCGCCCAACGCGATCTGACTCGTTGTCGGGACTGCAGAAGCAGTGGCGCTTCTACGAATCTTTATTGTGTTTGCCATTTGGCTACCCGTTTGTGTGGCTATCTAGCCGGGTTTAGGCCCCATATGTATGGGGGTGATGAGGGTTAGAACGTGCCCCCATCAATCGTTGCGTTCGGGCTGAGGAAGTCGGTGCCATCGACGGCAGCGGTGAAGGCGGAGGTTCCGTTGCCTTTCAAAACGCCCGTCAGCGATGTTGCGCCTGTTCCACCATTACCAACAGCGATAGTCGAGCCGTTCCATACACCAGTGGTGATGGTGCCAATCGAGGCCAAACTCGACAGGGTGGTGACTCCCGTGTTCACCAACGTGCCGGAGGTGGGCAGCGTGACGTTGGTGGCGCCAGTAACAGTCAGCGTTGTGGCAAAAGCACCTGAGGTGGTGAGGTTGCCGCCAAGGGTGATGGTGTTGGAACCGTTGTTTACCCCGGTGCCGCCGTAGGTCGCCCCGATAACCGAGCCGTTCCAGGTGCCGGTTGTGATCGTGCCGACTGACGCCAGCGACGACAGGGTGCTGACCGCGGAGTTGACCAGGGTGCCCGAGGTGGGCAGAGTCACGGACGTTGCGCCGGTGACGGTCAACGTCGTGGCGAAGGCACCGGAGGTGGTGAGGTTGCCGCCGAGTGTGATCGTGTTGGAGCCGTTGTTTACACCTGTGCCGCCGTAGGTAGATCCGATGACGGAACCGTTCCAGGTGCCGGTGCCTACGGTGCCAAGGGTCGTGATCGTGTTTTGGCCGACGTAGGTCGAGGCAATGTCAACGCCAGTGCCAGAAACGCTGATCCGGTTGGCGGTGCCGGTGACCGAGAACGTGTTACCTGCAAGGCCCAGGCCGTTGCCTGCCAGATAGCTCCCCTGGCTGGAGAACAGCGCCCAGGTCACTGCCGTGGTCCCGAGGGTGCCGCCCTGATCGGAGGAGCAAACCCAGCCGGTGTCGCCTTGAGTTGTGCCTTGCTCGACGAAGGTGAAGGCGCCGGGGAACTCGGCCCAAGCATCAAGGTCTGTAGAACGAGACCATGCACCGGCAGCGACTACATAGATGCCGTTCTGGCTGGTGGTCGTTTGGTTCTTGACCAGGCAACGGTCACCGGCAACCAGCGAGATGCCGTCGATTGTTTGTGCTGCGCTGAGGGTGATGTTTGCAGTGGTGGCTGCTTTGACCGACTGCTTAACGTCGAGGCCCTGGGCCGTCGAATCAACGTAGTTCTTGGTTGCTGCGTCTTGGGCGCTAACAGGATCAGCCAGGTTGGTGATCTTGGTGTTGTTGTGACTGACATCGGCAGTCGGCACCGCCATTTGATCCAGGCGGCTGGTGCGAACCTGGGTGTCGAAGTCGCTGATCTTCGAGGCGGTCAGCGTCGGGATGTCTGTCGCAGCGAGTGTGGTGCCGGTGGTGACACGACCCTTAGCGTCGGTCGTGACTTTGGTGTAGGTGCCGGCGGTGCCAACAGAACCCAGCGTCAGCGAGATGGAGGTCGTGCCCGTGCCGCTGGCATCACCGGAGACCGTGATGCTCTGGTTTGCGGTCAGGTAGCTCTGAGCTTTGACGTAGGCGGTGGTAGCAACAGCAGTGCTGTTGTCCGCTGTCCCTGGAGTTGTTGCAGTTGCGGAGCTGCCGAGTACGACAGAGCCTGAAAAAGTCTTATTTCCTGTAACGGTTTGGGCGGTGCCGAGTGTCGTATAAGCACCGGGTCCAGCAATCGCAAGGATGGATGTGGCCGATCCGCCAGCGCCGCCCGTTCCAACACCGTAGTAGCAAATCGAATCCTGCTCGTTAAACGCTAACTCTGCGTTTTGGAGAGAGCTGGGAGCACCTGCGGCACCCCCGGCTAATCGACGCTTAATCCGTACTACGTTTGCCATGCTCTAAAAATTGCCCCCGTCCGTGAGTGACAGGATGGTGTTGGTTCCATCGACCTTAAATTTAGCGGACATGGCGTTGTAGTACACGACAGCTTGATCCTGAACTGAAGTGGCATCTACATCTTGTAGCCCAGCAAATGTTGAAGCACCGCTAGCACCAGCTGAACCCTGAGGGCCTTCTGTTATTACATCAACAAGAACAGGCGCTGTTGGAGTTTGAATAATTGTGGAAGTACTACTATCAGAGGCTTCTATGGTGACAAAGCTTGCTGATACGTTTACTGCAGTCATGCTGTGTAGCCCTCTGAAGTACGTATTGCGCCCTCGAGGTAGTATTCTTTCAACCCTGACGGATTGGTCAGTAATACGTCGTAATAAGCGGAATCAGGAAATAGCGTTGTTTGAGTTGCGGTCAATGCCAGTGAGACCAATCCTGTCGCCCGGTTCGTGTAGGTAACGGTGAAATCTGCAAATTTTGTAGTTCGTCCCTCATCCCAGACTTGGGATGCCACACTCCAGCCGGTCAGGTTTATGGGAGTCCCAGTGCTGTCTTTGAACTGGAGCTGCAGCACATGATCCGCTCTCCGCTGGAGCGTGATGTCATAGGTGCCGGGTGCTACAGCCATGGTTTCTCTCCTGGAACAAGATTAGCGGCGCCCTATTCATGAATAAGTCAGGCAAGGTTAGCGTCCTTGACCTCTCATGGGCTTACGACCTCGGCGGCGGGGGCGGGAGTTCTGGCCCTGGCCTTGGGATGTGGTCTTCGGTGGGCCGGGCTTGTGCTCGATGCGAGCAACACCGGTTTTAGAGCGAACGGCCATAGTCAGCTAGGCAGGGTGTAAAGGTCCGCCAGGTTGTTGGCGGCGAGTAGCCCACCGATCTCGGTCCAGTCGGCCTCGGTAAGGTCCGTGGCAGTGGTGGCGATGTTATCGATGCAGGCTTGGAGTGCAGCTTGGTTAGGGGCACCAGCTTTTGCATCACCCATGGCCGCGCTGAACTCCACAGCCGCGAGCGTCAACGGCAGGCTGGCAACGGCTTGGGTGCGAATGTTCTGGTACGCCGTGCTGATGAGCAGGCTGTCGTAGAAGCCGCGATAGTCAGGCCATGGTGCTGGAGGCTCAGGTGCAGGCTCCGGGGTGTTGCCAGCTTCGACCCATTCCAGGTAAGCAACGAAATCTCGGTTACCTGGATCTGTGGGAATCAGAGCGTTGTCGGCAAGGCGAAGGATAGTGTCGCCAGATGTAAGTTGGTAAGTCATGAGTAGTTACAGCTCCGCTTCAAACCAGCCCAAGTTTAATTGGGCACCATAGTTACCAAAAGTAGTAGCCAACAGTTGAGCATGAACTAAATTGGGAGTCGAAGTTATACTTCCACCAGCGGCTTGATAGCCTCCGCTCCAATATGTATTTGTTGTTGGTGTGCCCTGCATTGATACCTTTAGATACGCTGTTACATAGAAATTAGCTCCATCATAACTAGCAGTGCCCCAATAAAATGGACTTTCGCCAAAAACTTGATAATACCTTTGGAGGTTTACCACTGTTGACGCAAGGCTTGTGTGTTCATACGGTGTTGCAACGGTACCCTGCTCAAGTTGAACACCAGTGATCAGCCAAGTAGCACCTGCTGTAGCTAGAGGTGATGCCGCACCTGTAACGCCAAGCAAAACGGAACTTGTAAAGGCTCCTGCTGTACCACGGTATGTAGCACCTGTGCCAAGGTCAAATACAATTTCTAGACCAGTTCCACCTGCTCGTGACCATGTGCCGGTTGTATCACCAGTAATTGTAATCGATTTCTTTTCCCAAGTGTTTGCAGCAGAAATTGAGTAGGTAAATGGATAACCCCTATAGGTTGGAGCTATAGTACTATTTCTTAAAACACCAGAATGGGTTCCAGTTACTGAGCATTTTACCCAAAAAGAAAGTGTGACTGTAACTGCATTAGCTGTCCCAAAGTTAAAATCAGAAACGTTGTAGCCTTCTATTTTTTGAGCTGTGAGAAAGTAATCACCTGCGCCAATTGTGGCTCCGGTCACAGCTTCAACCTTTTGAGAAGTTCTAAAACCAGCAGGCGCATCTAATGACTGCGAGATTCGCATATTACCTGCAATGGTGGTATAGCCTATCCACCGATCCATAACGTAGCCTTGTGTAGCGCCAAAAATTGGATAGGTTCCTGTAAAACGTTGCTGGAAAAGCATATCGCCGTTCAAAATGCGATTACGATTTCCCGCTAGTGGACCCCCGTTGAGTGAAGGAATTACGAGGTTCCCAGACATGGTGTCGCCTGTTTTGGCGACCGCCTGACTTACGACGTAAGCCGTGCTTGCAGCTTGGGTTGTGTTAGTGCCTGTGGCTGCAGTCGGAACAGTCGGGGTTCCAGTCAGCGCTGGACTAGCCAATGGCGCATAGCTGCCCAGCGATGTGGTTGTCGCATAGCCACTGATACTCGCACCAGCGGGAATGGTCACCGTGCCGGTAAATGTGGGCGACGCGAGGGGGGCTCGTGTGGTGTCGGTTGGGTGGACGTGATCCTGACGGGCGTAGCGCAGGGACGTGCCGATTGCTGCCGTGCCATTCACGATTGGGGCCGTACCGGCTGCCTGCCCAACTACATAAGCCGTGGTTGCGATGTTGGTGCTGTTGTTATCGACTGCTGCTGTGGTACTGGTGCCGCCGCCTGTGAGTGTTGTAGTGCCACTGACGCTTAAGGCATTCAGGGCATAGGTGCTGGTCAGTTCACCCCATGCAGTGCCAGACCATTTCTTCCACCTGTTCGCGCTCGAATCCCAGCGGATTGCATTGGTGGGGATCGATGTTGAGGTCGTCCCATCGAATTGGAGCGCCAGGTCAACGTCGCGGTTCTTGACCTCTGTTAGGAAGTTGGTGTAGGTGCTAGTTAAAACCGGCAGGGTCCAATCAGCCATCTAGACGCCTCGCGCACTCCAGCTAAATGCTCCACTAACTCTAGCGCCTGCAGTGTTGTAAAGCAGTACTTTGAAAGTGGTGGGATATGGCGTATCCGCAAAGTCATAGATGGCGATCACTGGGGTAGTAGTGCCCGCAGGTGTGACGCTGATGCTGTCTACATCGACAAAGGGGACGTTGAAGGTCACGGTTGTGCCGCTGGGATCGCCTGCGTTGGCCGTTCCATTGCCAGAGTCGTTGCGGAGTTTGGAGTCCAGCTTGGTGTTCAAGGTTGTGATCTGCAGCAGGTCATCACCGCCAGCGCTTGCAAAGTCGTATTGAACCCGGACGTGCTGGAAGTTGTTGGCGAAAACAGTGTTGACGCCTGGGTAAACCGTCCATTTGATCCATGACACGTTGCCGCTGGTGGTTGTGCTGGTGGCGCTTGTTACCGTGAACGTGTTGGCCGCTGCTGTCGCCACTGTGTAGGTGCCGGTCGTTGCCGTGCCGGTGGTGAAGTTCAAATACACCAAAGCTCCAGCCGACAACCCATGCGCCGTTGAGGTAACAGTGATGGTGGTCAGCGTCTGCGAGTAGGTGGCTGCTGTACTTGTGACTCCGCGAACGCTGATGGATGGCGTGATTGTTGTGGCGCCCGCAATGAGGTTGCTGGTCAACGTGGTGGAAACCCTGGTGCCGGCCAGCACCGTGCCGTAGTTGATGTCTTCGTAATACTGCCCACTTGTCTGGGATGGCATTCCGTAGTAGGGGAACCCAGCCGTTATTTGCGATTGTGGTGAGGTCCAGCCGCGAGAGATGAAGTGATTCTGCCAAGTTTCTGTGGTGCTAATGCTGGCGTAAAGAAGGCCACCCTCGACGGCCAAGTTTGTTTTGGTCCCGCTAAAAGTGCTGTTTTGGTCAAACTTGAGCACATAGTCAGGCGGCTGATTGACTTGCGCTGAAACGCTGCCAGGAATGCCGTAGTTGCCCGCCGTGTCGATACCCACGAGCCAATAGACGTATGTTCCTGCTGTGGTTTCAAAGACACTTGTGAACTTACCCGACTTGGTTCCTATAACAATTGCGCTAGAAAAAGTTGCACCTTTTCGTAGCTCATAAGAGGCAATAGGCAAGGTTTGTGTTGAATCGGTCCACTGAAGGAGCACGTTGTTATCAATAACTTGCTGACTGATTACTGGTTGTGATGGGGCTGTGATAACAGCATCGAAATAGTTGCTGATCCCCGTTGTCCCATTCAGGTCAATGCCAGCGACGAAAAAGCGGCGCGTTCCACCCCAATTGGCCTGGGTGCTGAATGTTGTTCCTTTGACTGTGCCGAGTGAGGTTGCTGTGGCCCAGGTGCTGGAAGTGGTTCCGTAACGCACTTCGTAAACAGCAGTAGCCAGACTGCCAGAAACTGCGCCCCAGGTAAGGACAAAATCCGCACCCGAGAACGAGCCGCTCGTAGTTGGGGCGGGGGGCACAACAAGTGTTAGCGATGCACTTGCCGCTGTTGCGCTGTAAATGTCACTGGTGTCAAGCGCCTTAATCCACCACGTTGTTGTCCCCGCTGACGGAATTGCCAGCTTTTTGCTGGTGGCAGCAAATAGGCCAATCAATGTGCCTGTGCCCCAGGCAGGACCCTGCCAGATTTCGTAGCCCTGCAGGTCCAGGTCGGCGACAGGAGTCCATGTCAGGGTCACCCCGACGCTGGCATCAAGCGTTGCCGTAAACGTTGTTACGTTGCTGGGTGGTGCGGTTTTACCAAGGGCTGTAATTGTTCCAGATAGAGCCGTTGCCGAGGATTGCCCGCCAGCGCTCAGGCTGTAAACGTTGATCTCAAAGAGGCCAGGCGTGGTGTCGAGAATTTCGTATTCATTGCTCTGCCGTGTAACTGTGGTCCAGTTGCCTGAATCCTTGCGGTATTTGACAAGGTATTGATTGACCCCTTGAATGCTTTGCCAAGCAATCAGGATCTTTGAGCTGATCTGGTCGCGGTAGGAATAAAGCGCTTCTGTAAGCGACAGGTTGGTGGGTGCAGCGGGGACCTTATTGAGGTTGCTGATTGAGCGAGTCTGAAGTGGTGCGCCGCGCTCGATGTAGTCGTATTTACCGACGTTATATGCCAGTGCTGTGATGTCGTATTTGCAATCTTCTTGCTCTGTAACGCTTAGGACGCGCCAAGTGCTTGTCTGGAGATCTGGAGATTCAAAGATCCAAGTACTGTTGGTTAGTGGTGCCGAGCTAAATGCTGATGCAACGGTTATGTTGTTACCAATAATGGATATAACGCTGCGTGTCTGAACAGAACCATCGCTTAGTATTACTGACAAGCTTGGACTGCTTACCCACAAAACGTTTCCACTTGTAGTTCCACTTGCGCTAGTTGTAACCGTAAACGTATTAACTGTTGCGGTTACAATAGTGTAAAAGCCGTCGGCTGTTGCTAGGCCACTTGTAAAATCAAGCCAGACTGAATTCCCAGGTAGCAGACCATGCCCTGTAGAAGTTACTGTAACAGAACTCCCAGTCCTGGAGTACGTTCCGCTGTTTGTCAGATCAGTGACGTCGTCAACAGTAATGACGGTTGTTGTCGCAGAGCGAATTCGTCCACCGCGCCTAGCGCCAGCACGCATGGGATCGCTAATTTCAATAACTTGGCCCGGTCTAACAAGAACCCCAGCGTCAATAGACGTGGTAAAGGTAACAGTTTCAGTTGCTTCATTGTTGGCTGTATAGAGCAACCAATCACCCACGCGATGCGCTTGTCCGCGAGAGGTGCAGGCAAAGGCAGTGATCTCAGTCTTGATAACCCCGTACTTGTCAATCGCTGCGGCATTCTCCACCACCTCGTAAGCGGTGTTCCTCAGATCAAGATCCATGTACTGAACCACAGCCACATTTGGCCTGGTTTTTAAGCTTGAACCGCTATAGCTAAAGCCCTCGTCAGATACATTAGCGAGAGTGAAGAGGTACGCCGGGTCTGATGGCTTGTCCTGGGAGACTGTTAGCGCTCCGGTGCTCCAGTACGGCATAGCCCGGAATACCGAGCACATATCATTGATCAGCTTGTAGGCATCCTCAGCCGTTTGGATGTTGACGTTGCAGGAGAACCGAGGTTCAGTACCACCAAAGCCATTGCTTACACTGGCGCCGCAATACTGACTGGCGGAATAAAATGCCCATTTATCCAGCTGAGCTGTATTGATGTGAGTGCCAAAGCCATAGCGGGTTGAAGTCAATAGATCCCACAAACACCAAGCCGGATCTGAAGTCCATTGTGCCGCGCCAAAAATGCCATTCCACACTCCACTGTATGTAATCGCCCCTGTGTAGGGATTGACCGTTCCGTTGCTGGGGATCTTGACCTTGATTCCCCGGATCCGATAGGCGCGGCTAGGAATACTGTTGAATTGCTCTGCGTCAACACGAAGGGATATCAATGCCGAGTTTGGATATGCAAGTTTTGCGTAGGTGACTTCGGTGTAACTACTCCAGCTGAACGCATCGTTTAGCTTGACGCTGCCACTATCAGGCGTTACACGACTGACCATAATGTTTACCGGAAATGCTCCGGCTAGGCCGATCAGATATTGCCTTTGGTATTGTTGTGATGTGCGGCCACTGATGCCTTCGTCAGCAACCAAAGTGTATCCGCCACCGTTGTACTGTACATAAATGCGAAGAATGATGTTGGCACCAATAACGTCGCCGTTGTCTAGTATTTGTTGAAGTGACGGCACGGTAACAGTCACCCGCACTGCGTTGACGGATTGGTTGGTGATTGTGCGAACAACTGGTGTGGCCTGTTGCACCGTCACGCCCACAGCAACTTCGTTCGCAATATCATCAAAACCGGGGATATAAGTCTGAGATTGCGTTCCACCGCGCCCGTCAACAGTCACACGTTGGAAGTTGAACGAGCCGTCTGCATTTTGTAACGGGGTGTTATCAAGATAAATTGATCTGTAGCTATCTACCAATCCATAGATTTCACCCTCACTTACCAGGTCAACCACCTTGGCGTAGGAAGTAGAGAACAGACTCGGCGCTGCCTCAGTTGGGGTATGTTGCGTCCCGCCCCCGCCCTTGCCACCGCCACCACCACCGCCAGCGCCACTGATGCCAAGTCCTAGGCCAGCATTGTGGACACGGATTCCACCAGCAATAAATGTGTGGCGGCCCTCAACGGTAAGGTTGTAGACGGTGCCAGTACACAGTTCCGCCTTGTCAACGATTGGGCGCAGGTGATTGTTTGCGTCAACAAGGCAGTCATCAGCGCCGAGGCTGTCAATCTCAACAAAGGCGTTGAACTGGTTTAGCACCCAATGGTTGGGGGTGGCATCCAGGACTGCGCCGCCCCAGAGGGTGTAACGGATAACGCGCTCGCCTTCATGCTCATGCACTTTGAGCACCTTTGACGGCCTGAGGGTGCCACGATCATCAAAACTCAGGACCTGATCGCCAGGCTTCAACTCATCAATACGTTGCTCACCGTTAGGCGTGCGAACAAGCGTATGACCTAGGAAACAACCACCGCCGCCACCAGAACCAACAATGCGTGTCATGCCGCCACCTGCGCAACGTCAATGCCGGCGCTAATAACAATCGACCCGACAATCATTTCGCCATAGACAATTGGTACTGGAGTGCCCTGCCGTGACGTGTTCTGAATCGAGCTGAAGCTATAAGATTTGCGTGGGTCTTCAGTGCTGTCTGCTCCTGTAGGCGGCCTAGGTACAGGACTGATGAGCTGGGCTACGCCACCTAGGACGAGTGAGGTGCCAAGCCCGACCATAAGGCTGACAGCCAGTGCACCAATACCTGGAATAAAAGATAAGGCGATCAGAGCAATCCCAGCGATGATCTTTCCCACAGCACCTGCACCAGCGACTACCGGAATGATCTTGATCACCTGCTTACCAGCAGGATCGTGAATTTCTTCTAGTGCAAGGTCACGTTCGCCCAGGCTTACCCGGTAATGCTGATCCGCCATGTGCTTCTCAACCTGCGGGAAGTTGGCCGTCAAGAAGCGCACGGCCTCGGCTGCAGTTCCCACTTCAGCGCGGAAGACACGACGCTTAAGGAACTTGGCCAATGCTCCGTAGATCCTGATCTCGCGCATTAGACCACCGACCCTTTCTCAATTTTAAGCCGCCCAACCCAGCCGGTGCATTTCATTAGCCATCCACCATATAGATCACGGCTAGAGAGCCGATTTGGTCCGAGGTGGTGGAGCAACATTTGGTCGCCTAGGTAGACGCCGACATGATTTAGGCCGCTGCCAGAGACACACATCAACACCGCGTCACCGACTTGAATGTCTTCCTCAGCCACTTGCTCAAATCCTGCTTCATGCCAGCAGCCCTCAAACATTGGATCAGCTTCAAATTCGGTATAGGTCAACGGCCGCTCCCAGTCCGGCAACGTGACACCCATCTCTTCCTGATACCAATCCCGTACCAAACTCCAACAATCCTGAACGCCCCAGACCCATTCCCGGCCAATCAATGGCGCTTTGAATCCTGATGGTTTGCACTCGCCCCAGCTTTCTGTTTTAGGGTTAACGATGTACCAAGGTAGGCCGGACTTTTCGCAAGCAACACGATCAGCTTGTGATGGTTGTGGTGGCGTGGTCGGATGGCTATGGACAATGGCCACGATCTCGCCTGCATCCTCTGCAGCTGCAAAGTCTTCAGGGTCGAGGGTGAAGAAGTCACCAGGCTCGGGGCTGAGGTTTTTACACGGCCAATAGCGTTGACGGCCTTTGACAACCACGACCAACCCACAAGCCTCGCGGGGATCTTCGGCTTTGGCGTGCTTAAGTGCAGTAGCGCGGATAGTGCTTTTCATGTGAAGTAAGTGCCGACGCCGGGGTAAGAGCCAAAGGGAAGCTGTGCCAACGACCCAAACCGTGCCTTACAGCTGCTTAATCGCTTGCCACATACGTCAAGCGCAGGGCTCGTTTGCCCCACATCGTTTTCGTTGAAATAAACCAAAATGTTCAGGTCGGGATAAGTTGTCAGGTAATAGCCAGAATTGAAAATTCCGCCAGCATTTCCAACCCGCAACTCCCATATTCCATAGTTTCTGTAGTGTTCATTTGCGGTTGCGGCGGTATAGAGAGCTGCAACGTCTGGATATACAGCCAGGTAATAAGTTGCGTTGAACCCACCAGAACTGTTGATGTTTCTGCCTTCCGCGTAGCCGTTATTTGCGTAATGCGCTCTAAGAGGCGCAACGCCCGTGCTGGTTGGGTCATATCCGCACTCTGCTGATTTGTACCCCCATTGGCAGACGTTGGAAATGCACTGCCGTTTTGGCGCCCTGACTCCCACTAAGTCAAATGCACAAGCCAGCTCAAACTCAACTACGTCGCGATTTTCAGCTGACTTGCGGTCGATGTAGTAGACCTCGCGCGGAAATTCGGCGGTTGAGTCGGGCGTGCCGTAAGGGTTTGTGCCCCCACTGAAGTTCACAGCATCGAGGTAGCGTGCCATCGTGCGAATACGACTGACTTTTGCGCCCTCGAGGCCGTTCGGTAGTGACAGGATTATGGCGGAGATAGTGCCCATGATGTTTGATACACGGATCTTCGGGCGAGGAAGCTGACCGTTGCCGCTGTATTCGAAGCCCTCGGCCTCGATGGGCATTGCCGAGTAAGTTGCGCCAGCCCAGACCACGTTGCCATTGGTACCTACAGCGTTCGTACCGGCATGAAACCGGTAGATATCGCTGACACCGTGCATTTTGGTGTTTAGCTCCAGCACAAATAACTCGATGATTGCGCTTGGTGCTATGGATTGAAGCTCAGCTACAGGAACTGCCATGGCTAAGGCTCAAATACTTGGTTGAAAGTTGCAGTTATGGACGCTCTATTCAAATAGGGAATACTCTTTTGCCATTGATAGCATGTCCATTTGTAGGACGTGCTGTCATCCGGTGGTGTCCAGTCAAATGAAGCTCCGTCGTTCGCACGTGCATTTAGGAATGTTTCGATGGTGTCGGCCTCGGTTTCTGAGACTTCCCACGTCAGGTTCCATTTTTTTGGGTTCTGGTTCAAGCCCCAGCGAATGCGCTGGCTATACCCGTCTCCAAACTGGGTTTCCTTGATCTTGGGTTGGCTGCTCTTTTGAGCGCCATACGTAGGACTTATGGAGGGGAATGTGGCCATTAGAGATCCAACGTGATAGTGCCTGTTGTCACGAAATCACAAGTCATCGTAGCTATTTCTTGGCTATTGGCTGAGTATGACGCTTTGCTGATCAGACCGTTAAAGACGATGCGTTTGGCATTGGTACTAGAAATGTACAGTTCGAATAGTGCAGTACCAGCGTCGCCAACAATGCCAACTGCCTCTACAAATGATACGGCACTGCTTGCAGAATAGACAAACGTAATCGATCCGGAGCCTTTGATCAAGCCACCAACTGTTTTACCATAAGTGTCGCCAATTCTAGTATTATCAATCATTGCCTTTTCTACAGTCATCTTCCAGTCAGTGACTTGAGCAACCGTGCTCGCACTGACACCTGCACTGTCAAACTTGACCAAACCTTGATATCCCTTGTAGTAATTCATTAGCGGGAAGTACCGGCCAGCAGCCCACCTGGGCGCTGTTGTTTCACTAATTCTGCCTGCACTGCTTGTGAGACAACACGACCGAGGGCGGCACCCTTGTCATCGTTCCCAGCAACCTGGGTGCCTTTGGCGTCGACGTTCACCACGATGTTCATTGGGCTACCACCAACACCTGCTCCGCCACCCATCTGGTGGTTAGGGACAATTGTGCCGCTGTTGTTCGGGCGGAAGAGTTCAGGGCCTTGCTCACCCACGAGGTAGGTGGAGCCATAGTTGACAGGACCGCCTGAGGCGCGTTGTTTGAAGATTCCGCTGTAATCCTTTGCGCCTGGCAAGGATGGTGAGAGTTGTGGTCCTGATCCTGGCTTGAACTGACCTGAACCGAAGATGCCACCCCCACCGCCACCACCGGCCCCGGGGAGAAGGCCCACAATGGTGTTGATAATTGCCATTTCGATCATCTTGGCAATGATCTTGGCCGCCATATCCATGAAGTAGTTCGCGATGCTCTTGAAGAAGCTCGCCAGGGCTTCGCGGGCCGTCATGGAGCCATCGATCACTCCTTTGAAGGAAGCGGAGAAGGCGCTACCGATGCTTTCAGCGGCACCCATCACGATGGTGGACCACTTGGTGAGTTCGCTTAGTTCCTTCTTGAGATCGCCGGCCCTCTTGGTAAGTGCATCTCGAGGGGTTTCCTTGGCACCCTTGGTGGCAGCGTCTCCGTCGGTTTTGGCCTTGTCCTTTTTGCCTTCTAGCTCGTCTCTTTTTCTCTTGAGTTCATCCAGCTTCTTAACGAGGTCGTCATAGGCTTGTTTTGCAGCACCTGTCAGCACAACGCCTTTTGCTTGCTCGAGGTTGTACTGAGCAAGTGAGTTTTGGAGGATCAGATACTGGGCATCCAGTACCGCTGCCGCTTTGGCAAAATCCTGATCGAGCTTCAGTTTGCGCAGTTCGTTCTGGATGGCTTCTTCGGAGAAGCCTTCCATGCGGAGCCTGTTAGCAAGCCTTCGGGCTTCGGCCTCTTCTTTAATGGCCTCTGTCTGCTGGTTGAACTGAATCAGGAGCTGTTGCTGTTGGGTGAGTGCCTCTTGGTAGTTCTCAGCGGCAGCAACCGATTTCTTGACCTTTTCGACTTCCTTGAGTTTGGTGATTTGGGCATCTAGCCGTTTTTCCGTCTCAACGTTAATGCGATCAGCTTCCTTGTCGGAGAGCTTGTTCTTGGGATCACTCGATTTTCTCCGCTGCTCAATGACCGCCAGGAACTGATCCTTTTCCCTCTTCAGGACTTCAATCTGCGAGAGGGTATCGGCCTTGATATCAGCAAACTTCTGCTCAGCAGCGTTCGCGCTCGTATTTGCTCCTGTGTTCAGAAGCATGGCATTGATCTTGTTGAAGCGCTCGATTAAGTCGTTCTGGGCGCCCTCGATAGGTACCTCAGGGAAGAGACCATCGAGGATGGCGTCGAAGGCTGCTTTGGTGTTCGCGTTGGTGGCTTGGGCTCTGAGATCGGCAACCCGGGCGTTCAGGTTCTTGATGTTGCCTGTGATTGCGGCTACGTCGTTGCCATAGGCTTTTGGATCCTTAAAGCTGGGTGTTTCCTGCAGGACAGGCTTAGCCACAGGGCCAGCACCGGCTGCCATCCCGGAAGGGCGGATGAAGTAGCCCTGTTGTTTGAAGTACCCGAGGTCGGGGTAGTTCCCAGCCGTCAGGCCACGACCTGCACTTTGGTGAAAGACGTTTTGGCCCCCGGTAAAAACTCCAACATGCCTCGGATCGCCCTTGCTACCCCGAGCCACGATGTCCCCCGGCTGGAGCTTGGACCAATCGGTCATCACCGTGCCCATCTTCTCGGCACTCTTTGCCGCTTGGTTCATCACCGAGCTGTTGACCCCGATCACTGCCATGAAGCGTTTGACCGCTTCGGCGCACTGATTATTGACTCCAGTTAGGTTCTTGGTGGCCGTTACTGCAGCACTAATGGCGTCATTGCTACCTGCAGCACCGGTTGCTCCTCCAGCTAGCAGTTGTTGCTTGCGGTAGTCAGCCGTGGCGATGTCGTTCTCGTTTGACTTCTTCTTAATTTCAGCAATCTGCTTCTCGATCGCAATTCGGTAGTCAGCTACGGATTTGTCGAGGTTGGCGGATTCGATGTGCAGCTCTTGCTTGGCGGCCTCGATCTCGAGTTCACCCCGCTCTCGGGTGGCTAGGTACTTGTTGAGAGCTTCGATGGCGACTGCTGAGGCACCTTCTTGGCCCTTGAGCATCTTGGCGTTGGCGCGCTCGACCTCGGCAATCCGCAGTTCACCTGCCAAGCGGAAGATCTCGACTTCCTTGGAAGCGGCTTGTTGGCGTAGTTCGAAGAGCTTGGAGGCGTGACCACGCTCAAGGTCGGCTATTTCCTTGTTTAGATCTGTACGCTTGTTGGCTTCAAGTGTAATCTTTTCTCCCAGGCTTTTTTTGTCGACTTCTTTGGCCCACTTATCACGCTCCTCTATGATTTTCTTCTCTTCCGCAAGCTTTTGACGGTAAACCGCATCTGAGAATGTTTCGCCAGGCTTCTGGCTTACAGTCATATTTTCTGGATTGAAAAGCTGAGCAATCTGACGTAAGTAATCGCCAAAGTCTTTTTTCTTGCCTGATGTTAGGTCGTTTATTTCTTGGAGTTTTACTCTTATTTTTTCAAGACGATCCAGAGCATCAGTGTATTGGGCATTTACAAGTGCCTCGCGAAACTCCTTGGCTCTCTTTGTCGATTCTGATGCGGTATCACCTACATTTTTGTATGTAGTGCGAAGTTCTTTTAAGGCTTGCTCTGCCCTTTTGTCCTTGGCAATTTTTTCTTGTTCCTGCTGATAACGGCCAAAGGCATCTGCTGCAATGGCAACAGCGGCTTGAATAGCAAACAGTATTAAGTTGAGCTTTATCGCGTTTAATATAAAGCCGCTTACTTTGCTCGCTGCGCCTGCTGTTGCTCCTCCAATTTGTGCAATCTTTGTACCTGCTGCGCTTGCGGATGTACCCGTTGTGATTAGTGCACCCGACAGCGCAATTAACTCATTTTTTAGTAGTTCAACTGCAGGTACGCTAGCTGTTAGGGTTGCAGCAAATCTTGCTATAACCTGGCCTACTTGGCTAACTATTGCGCCAATCGTAATTACAAGACCCCCTATCAAAGCAGCAATCCTTGCTGCCAACATTTGGAAGAAAGCAACTATTGGCTTCCAAGCCGCGAGAATGCCAACGGCGGCAATTGCCAGTTTTATACCTGACATCACTCCGATCTTTTCTAGCAACTGGAATTGAACTGTGATCTGACTAACGTATTGAACTAGGGGGGCCTGCAGTATCTGCCCATACGCGCTTAGCAAGCCACCAAAAGCGCTAGCTAAAGCCGTGACGGTGCCAATTAGGTTCGATACTAATTGTGCTAGTGCTTTGAAGTTTTCAATGTTGATGCTGATGAAGCCTTTGGCGAGATCGGCCAAGCCTTTTGCCACTACACCAATACTCAGTGCAATTTGTTCAATGATGTTTCGTAACGGACCGATGATCTGATTGGCATCGGCTTGCAGGCTGACGAATGCTTTTTTAACGCTCTCGGTTAGTTGGGTTGTGAAGTCACCTGCACCGCCGGTGACTGTTTGAAGTAGGGATGATCCACCACCGATTTGGGATCCAATGCTTGCCAGAGTCCCACCAATGCCCTCGCCTGCTGCTTTGGATAGATCTCGCAGTTTTGATCCAATCTTGAACAGGAAGGCATAGACGTTGGTAAGCCCGCCCAGCAACGGATCTAAGAGTCCTGCGCCAAAACTTTGTTGTACTAGTTGTGCAATTTCTTGGATGTTGCTCGCAATACCTGCAAAGCCCTGCGCTGCAATGGCTTGACCCGCCACTGCAGTAGCGAGCTTGTCTTCGACAAATTTGACTACTCCTCCTACCTGAGTTTTGGCTTTTTGTATTGCATTGTTGTCAATTCCAAGGGCCTTTGCCAAGTACGAATCAGGTCCGACATCTCCGCGAAGTATTGATCCAATTTCCTGCCGAGCTTGCTCAAAAGGTAAGCCAAATGTTGACAGGGCAGCAGAGAAACTGATTGCTAAATCCTTTGCTTCTTTGATTCCTCCTCCTACTTGGCTGATTTGCGATGCAACAACTCCAAATACCTCGATGACTTGTTCAGATGTAGTTCCTGATAACTCAAGAGATTTAATGCGGATATCTTCAATGGCTTCAACGACAGGTGCTCGGAGTGCTTTGATCTTTTCTAGTGGATCAGTAAGTTCCTTGCCATTACTGAAAACCCTGTTATTAGATGCGAGTGTGCTCTGAGTCTTGAGCAGGGTCTCCCTAAGCTTGATTTCTCGGCCAATGGTTGAATCAAAAAAACCACCAAATGCACTTTGCAGAATACCTACAGCTTGCTTTACTGCGAATAGTGCAAGGCCGGTCCTGGCTAGGTTGTCTACTAACCGCCCAGCTGCGCTGCCAGCTGTTTCAAACGATGTTGCGAGAATTGTCCCTGCTTTTGCATTTTCACGCAATGCCGCAGCTGAACTTGGTGCTGTTTTCGCGAGGTTGGCAGCCCCTTTGGTAAGCGCTTCAAACTCCCGTACTCGATCCCCAATGCCAGGGATGTTTTTGCTTATACGGTAAAACTGCTGAATTGTATTACCAGCTTCTTTTACATTCTTGTCTATATCCTTGAAATTCTTGCTTAACTCGTTTACGTCTATTCTTAATGTACGCTGCTTTGTGGCTTGATTTGCAGCTTTGTCTACGGCCTGGAGCTTACTCTCGGCATCACGTGTATCCGCAGTGACGTTAAGCCTAAAGTCAGCCACGTTCGCGCTCGTTAGCTATCCGCTAAACGCATGCTATCGCTCTTCCTCTGCTCGAGTTATGAGTGCAGCGAACACGTGCATTGGGATCTGACGGGTCTTGACCAGCTCCGTAAGAATGAACTTCGTGGGTTGATCCGGACCGTCGGCCTCGGCTGTGCTGGGCCTCCAATCCGGGTAGGGAAGGAAGTCTTTGGGTTGGACCTTAGGTGCTGGACTCTTCGAGCCTGACATCCCATGGGCTGCCTGCAGAACAATGTGGGCCAGGCGTGCTGTTGAGACGCTGGCCAGGTTGGCCTGACCTTTTTCACGGTCATCCAGTTGGCGTAGGAGCCAACGGATACTGCTAATTGGAGTGCGAAGAAAGCGTTCTGCAGGGTAATCAGCCCCGATCTCGGAGCAGCGCACCCTGACATAGACGCTGTCCCAATCTGTTAGTGGTGTGCGGAGGTGATCCTCACATTGCTTCAGGATTTGCTCGGGGGTGGGCTGAACTCCTGCTCCTCGTCGTTTCCCTCTGATTCCGGTTCGGGCCAACCATCACGCTCCCAGGTCAGCAGCTTGAAGACATCCTCCATGGTTTTGGACGGCATGCTCTCGGTGTCTTCGTCGGTCCAGTCGCTAAGACGGGTCCACTCTTTTGCCCGGGGAAGCTTCACCTCGCCGCGGTAGCGGATGAACAGGGTGACAAATGCGATTTGCTGTTCAGTTGCCCCTAGGGTGTCGCGTTGCAGCTCCTCGAGTTCGGTTGCGTAATCAAACAGGATTTCTTGGTTTTCGTCGTTGCCGGCCTCGCCTAAGAGGTTGACCGCTTCTTTGGTAGTGATGCCTTTGTCCTTCGCAATCCGCTGTGCCAACTTGATGGATCGGAAGGTGGACTTGGACTGTTTGCGCCCGATCTCTTCGATGCCCTTGGCTTCACCTGGGACGAGGTCGTTGTAGACCGGGAAACGGAACGGTCCGATCTCGTGAAACTTGCTGGGCTCGAAAAGGATGCTGGCGTACTTAGACATCTTTGATTGGGAGATCTATCGACCAGGCCCGAAAGGGCATTGTCTGGTTGACGAGCTCGACTGGTAGTTCAACCTCAATCTTAGCCTCTTTATACGCTAAAGTTATAGTGCTGCTTTGGACGAGGGGTTCGAGGTAGATGGCGCCGCAGTGAAGGGTGGCGCCTTCTTCTTGGCAGTTGATTGCAAAGACCGTGTTGATCGGGTCTATTAACAGATCGTGGTGCATAGGTACAAAAAAGGCCCCGGTGTGGGGCCTTGGTATTTGGGGACGAACTCGGAAGCTTAGGCAGTCCGGAATTCAGTTGTGAACCCTTGAAGGCCACGCTTGAAGCCAGAGGCAGAAGCGTTTCCACTTGCGTCCACAGCTTGGGTTAGAGCACCGTCAGCCACCCTCAGGCGGTAGATCGTACCGGCTGCAAGTGTGGGGCTGGGGTCAATGGTGACCACGTTGGAGGCGATGCTCACAGCACAGGGAACTGCCACCCCGGTGGAAGCCACTTCCAGGCGGAAGCCGCTGCCGTCGGTTTGACCAAGGGCAAGCTGGGTCAGGGCCGTTGTGCCATCACTGGTGTAGGTAACAGTGAGGTTGGCGGTGGTGACAATCGCGCTCGAGTTATCCGCAGGCACAGTCGCATAACGACGAGTACCAGAAGAAGGAGCGGTGAACAGCAGGGCAGATTGGATGTTGCCAATGCTGAGGGCAGTTGAACCAGCGTCGTAGCGGCCAAAGACAGGGCGACCGCGGGACATCAGGTCGAAGCTGATTTCGGTCAGACCTTCTGCACTCATCGACTCCTGGTAGTTGCTGATAACAGCGTTGAAACCAGTGAAGTCGTAGATGAAGTTGCCGGTGGTGCCGTTGGCTTGACCCAACTCTTTGAGGAACTCAAAGTAGACCTCGAAGGTCTTGTCGTAGCGGCAACGTTGGATGACGTTGAATCCTTCGTCGTAGCTACCGCGGAAAACGGGGACCGTAGTACCGGCGGGGATTTCGGTGTCCTTGGCGAAATAGGCGCTCACCGAAGCCTGCACAGAGGCTCCAGTAATGACGCTATCGGACCAGCCGTCATCACCGAGGAGGCGGAAGTCCTGGTTCTTGTCGTTGACTTGGAAGTTGGCTTTAGTCAGGCCACCCAGTTGCAGGTAGCTTGCACCGGTGTCCAGGGTGGGCAGGGTGATCAAGCCAGCGGCGTCGCGGGTAGCGAAGTAGCGGTTGGGAGCAGTCAGTTCCACGGCGCGGACGAGAGTCCGGTGAGCCTTGTGGAATGAAAGCCCGATGGCATAGTCGGCCATGGTGGTGACTCCTTAGGGGATCGGGGGGTTCATTACGACTCCGCGGATGCGGGCCGTGAGGGCCTCAAAGGTGACCTCTGTTCGGGCCATGTACGTGACTTGGTCCCTGGGGAAGGCCCGTGCCAGTCGCCTGCTGATGTCCAGAAGTGACGTGGTCATGCGGGTCCCCTCTTTGGTTCCGTAATTGGTGAACCTGACTGACCAGGTCTCGAATGAGATAACACCACTTACAGAGCCAGGGCTGGCGATCTCGGGAACCTCTTCGATCGTGCACTCAATACCGGTGATGTTCCAGTTCGAGGGCACCATCGACGTGCCAACGACATAAACCGCGGGGATGCGGGTGTTGTCAGGCAGGTTGTAGTAACCAGGCCACGCGGTATATGCCTTGAGTGTTGTTCCATCGGCCTCGTAGAGGTCGAGGATGTGGGTCTCAATGTTGTTCCTGAGAACGGTTACCGGTGGGTAGCTGGTCGAGATCGTCATTGCTGCGCCTCCAATGCGGAGCGCAGATATTTGCCGAACTTGTCAGAAGCTTCCGCGAGGGGAGCTTTTGTCCAGGGTCGGCCGGGAAAGCGCAGGCCAGTAGTGGCAACGCCGCCCTCGTGGACCTGTTGTGCGTAGTCGACGGGCCAGGTGAAGGTGACTGAGCCGTCCGCATTAACAGAGCGTGATTGGCTTGCCCGCAGGCGGCCAGTGTCCACGATGTCCCGCACCTTGGGAGGTGTCGGGTAAGGCCACTTCGTTGAAGAGATTTCTTCGGTGAAGCGCCCATCAAGCCATGTGCTGAGTTGCTGCATGGCTTGGGTAGTGGCGGCTTTCAGCTCAGCGCTGAGAGACGGTTGAGAGCGCGCCATTAGGCAGGTCCTCCCACTACTCGAAAGATGCCTTCGATCTGCTGGCGCAGGTCCCGTCTGAAATTCAGGTCCATCGTCAGATCGAAGACAAGCTCAAACCGGCCTCGATACCCATTGATCACACAGTTGGCTTGAGAGCCATTGGTGATACGAGGGTCAAAAGTGACCGGACTTAGCAGTCGGCCTTTACAGGAATACGTCGTGTTATCCACGCCTGCTTCAGGCTTCCAAGCGGGTGCCTGGATAGCGAGGGCGGCGAGATACTCAACGACCTCGGTGGTTTGAACTGCGTTACCGGTGGTTGGATCTGTGGTTGCGTAGCCAGTGCCTAGCTCAAATGCCAATTGGGCATTACCCCAAGGAGCATATTTAGCGACAAGGCCAGCTGAGATCGCCATGGTTTACAGGGCAAAACCGCTAAGGGTCAGGCTGTCCAACAGCCTTTTGTATTCCTGGCCATAGAGAGTGGAATTAAACAGGTCACCGTTAGGAGAACCTGAAAGCATCCCAATCTGTTGGCCGATCTGCATGGTGCGACTTGCCAAGATGTGAGCCGCTAGGTAACCGACGGCGTCGAATTGGGTAGTTCCCCAGCTGGTTGCGGGCGCATAGCGCTCGGCTTCAGCCAATGCCCTTGCTACCACTGTTGACGATTGCTCGCCGAACTCGGGGAAGCGGAGGAGGAATTCGCTGCTGCTGGGGACTGCCATCAACCCTTGCCTTCAGTAATCGCGGTAATCCGCTTGGCAATGGCGTTCTTCACCCGGATGCGGGAGTCTTTCGCATCCCACTGACTGAGCTGGTTCAGATCGAAGCTGTCCTCAACAAGGCTTAGGGCCTGGGTGAGGGGCTGGTCAGCAATGGAATCGCTGGCTTCGCCTGTAACCGGCTTGATCAGTGTCGCTGCTTCGGTTTCGACGCGCATAGCGCCGAGGGACAGCAGGTTTTTGACCACGTCGTAGTCCTTGATTTGATCCCAAACGTCCTCGGGGAAGTCACGGGTGACCCCAGCGAGGACTTGAATGTGATCGGTCAGGCCGCCGCCGTTGACGAACGAGAATCCGATGGTGCACTCCTTGTCCATCGGAGGGTTTTCCAGTTCCGGGCGGTAAACGATGATCATGATCAGGTGAAGAGAGGGAATCAACCCATTCTGAATGGGTTGGAAAAGGCTAAAGGTTTATGCCTTTTCGAGCACCATGGCGCTCTTGGGGTAATAGAGCGCAAGACCGCCAACACGTGCGTGGGCTGCCACCGAGAATTCGAGGGCTTGACGGACGGGAGGCAGGAACTCCAGGGGCTGGGGCACGTGGAGTTGCAGCTTGTCGGGGCTCCGGTCATAAACCAGGATCCGGTCCTTCGACAGTGAGCCGCTGGACTTGCTGGCTTCCAGCTCGTTGATCGGCTCGATCGAGCTGATCATCGGGTTGGTGCGCAGGAAGAATTCCATCACCGTGGTGTCCGAGGTGGTCGAACGGGGGGTGGTGGAAATGATGCGGTACACGTTGTAGGGCACCAACATCGTGTTGGGGCTCTCCTTCATGTTGGAGTTTTGAACCAGGCGGGTGGGTGCCTCGTTCAAAAGTGCCAGCATTTCATCGGTGGTAACACCAGCGGTGTCAAACCACTTATCAGGCACGGTTTTGTCGACCTGATCGTTGTTGAAGAAGCCCTTCATGCCGGAGGCGGCATCGCCGTAGAAAGCGATTTCCTGAACCTTCTCCTCATAAGCACGACGCACTGCGTTAGCGCGGCGTTGCTCCAGGTTCATGCCGGGCACCATGGCGGCGGCACGGGTTTCCTGGATGGTGTAGGCGAAGGAGGCACCCAAGGAACGGACCGGGTAGGTCACTTCCTTGCGGAGCACGTCAGCGCGGGGCAGGTCAGATGCCTTGTCCCCGATCACTTTCATCGAGCCTTGCTTGTCGAAGACTCGGAAGGTGTAGGAGTCAGCGCCGGGATTGACTTCCGAAGAAATCGGGATCAGGGTGCTGTACTTGATGTCGGCGTACTCGACTTCAAAGGTGCGAGACAGGATTGTCTCGAGTTCCCTGGCGAGAAACACGCCGACTTCGTCGTTACGGATTTCGTTGGTCATGATGAGGAATCTCCGTCAGTCAGCGGTGTAGGTCTGACCAGGAATGTCGAGTTCGAGGAGAACCAGACCTCCGGCAGTGGTTTCCGACACCCAGCGAGCTCCTGCGACCGCGATGGTCTTGGTGGCGACGGCAGTTTTGCCGAAGCGACCCAGGAAAGCGCCGGTGGTGGTGCCGGAGTAGTCAGCTTTGTAAAAGCGGACAGCGTCGCCGATTGCAATTGCATCGACGGAGTACACCCACACAACGCCTTTGGAGACGACGTTGACGGTCTCCTTGTCCGCGTAGCCCAGGCGGCCATCGGAGTAATAAGGAGTCGGAACGGGGGTGTAAGCAGCACCGAGGGTCGTGCCCTCAGCAACTTGTGAGCTAACAGCAAGGCCCTGAATCAGGGTGGTGCCGGAAGCAAGCTCAACGGCGAGTGCGTCGTTGGTGGTGGGCGAGTTGTCCGTCATCACCAGGCTCCCGAAAGGGATGGCGGCGCCGGACTGGTTGCGGTAGCTGCGGCAGACATAAGCCTGCAGATCAGCCACCATGCCCTCGTGACCAGCTACCTCGCGAAGGGGATAGCTGCCTTGAGCACCAGTGGGGTTGGTGACAGTGGTAGGGGTGAAAGTTACGGCCATGGAAGGTACTCCTTACTTAGTGGCGGTCAGGGGACGCTTCCAGGCATCCGCCATCTTCGAGCGATAAACGCTCTCGGGGGTGGCGTTTGCACTGCCGGCGCCTTTCAGCGCGTTGCGCAGGGCAGCAGAGCTGTCCGAACGAGCGTCAGCGGCGTCCTCTTTGGCTTCGCCTTCTTCGGCAACTTCGCCTTCACCCTCGGGGGCGTCATCTTCACCTTCTTCGTCGTCCTCGGAGTCAGCACGAGCGGCAAGAATGCCGTCGACTACACCTTGGATGTAAGAAGGCTCAGCGTCCTCGCGGGGGGCGTTGCCGGTCAGGTTTTCGAAAGCCTGGGTGTAGAGGGTGGCGTCGTCAATTCCGTCGAATTTGAAATCGTCGGCAAAGGCGGGAGCCAGGTTTTGCAGGGTGGACAGACGAGCAGCGACCAGTTGGTCGAGTTCGGCTGTGTCAATGCGAGCAGAACCGTTGTCGAATTCGGCCAGCCGCTCTTCGAGAGCGTCGGCACGACCTTCGGCGGATTCTTTCTCGTAGGCGATGGAGTCGAAATCTGCTTGGAGGGAGTCGAGCTTGGAAGAAAGCTCGTCGCGCTCGGTGGAAACAGCTTTGAGTTGGCGCTCCATGTCCCGGGCGAAGGACTGGACCGCCGTAGCTGCTTCTGCGGGCAGATCGATCTCCAGGCCGTCCAGTTTGACGGTGGCCATAACGGGAGATGCAGGTTGACTGGGCTGGAGTGCCAACTCGTACTCGGGGCAGGAGACAGCATCGGCTGCATCCATGCGATCGAGCAGAAGGCGTACCTCGGGACCGGCCCGGCCACGAGGAACGATGGCGATGTGGTTTACCCGGATGTTGCGTTGGACACCGGCATACTCCTCGCCCTCGGGTGTGATTCCGGGGGTGGGGTCGAAGTCGACTTTGTAGCCGGCGGACACCTCGGTGGCATCTTTGCGCTTGATCTTCTCGATGGCATCGGCGTCAGTGACGACGAGTGCAACTTCTACAAAGCCGTCGTTATACCGAACTTGGCTACCTGAATAGCCAATCTGGAACTGCTTTGTGTTTGCCGCGTCGAGAAGGACGGGTGGGTGTCCCCACGTAGCGGCTTTCATACCGAACGTGGAGAGAGCGTCGGGATTACTGACCTCTTCAGGGGGTCTGTATTCCCGGACTTGTGAACCATCTGCACGTCGATAGAGCTGGGTGCCCGTACGCGCCGCACGACACCACACGCGGAGGTAACCCTCCTCGGTGGTTTCGCTACCTGTGATAGGCGCGAAATCGTAGCGAGAAACAGATGTTTCCATAGCACCACTTTACGACCCCAGAATGTAATGAGTAGCCTTAAACGGAAAGCGGTTAAAGCTCTTTGGCGATCCACAGGCAATTGATGTTGTGTCGTCGCATGCGGGGCCTAAGGGAGCATGCTGGACTGACACAAATGGAGGTTGCAGAGGTACTTTGTGTGAGTCAGGCGGCCTATTCGAGGTTGGAAAAAGGGGAAGTTGAGGTTTCGCTTACAAAGTTGTTTAGTTTGAGCGACCTTTATGGCATGACGCTGCAAGATTTGATCAAAGGGATCTAACTGTTTGGATTCCAGTCACGCTTGTTCGGAGGTTGGAGCTTAACCGGGGCGTAGTGCTGGATGTAGTTGTCCTTGCGGTCGGGGAAACGAGGTTTGCGGTAACCGGGCTCGTGTTTACGGCGGGCGGCTTCCATGGTCAGCTTCATCTGACGCTTGGTGGATTGTTTTTTGATGCCTTTGATGGTCTGGCGCATGGCTTGACCGGTCAAACGCATGGATGGTGCCGGGGCAGTGGCGTGATGAACGGCCTCGGTGATGCCTTTTTGGGCTGTGCGTTGCAGAGCACCGGGTGCGTTGAGGATGGCTTTTCGGCTGCCGTTGTGTAATAGTGCGGCACCAACGGCACCGGCTGTTAGTCCTGCAGCGATGGCTTTACCAGTGGGGAACGCTCCTTTCTTTTGGCAGTGCTTAGACGCAGCGATGTGGCCTTGACCACAGGCCCGGCCTTTGGCATCGCGGCGGCTGGATTCTCCTGAGCACTTCCATTTCGCACGGGAGAGGCAAAGCGGGGTGTTGCGTTCTGCGCCGGCGCAGTTGTAGCCCTCGGATTTCATGTCCCCGAAGGAGCGGGCGCAGTAGCGATCACCCTTGTCAGTGCCAGGTGCGATGCGGTAGCCCTTGGCGCCGTAACGGACCTTGTTTTTGCGGCCGGTTTCGGGGTTGGTGACGACCTTGGTGTACTTTTTGCCGTCGGTCTCGGAGTCCTTCTGTGCTTTTTGCTGGACCGGCACACAATTGGGAACGGATCGCTTGCCTTGGCGCTTCATTCCCAACTGCTCATACCCTCCCCAGCAGGGATTACCTGCCCGGTCTATACGGATAGAGCGCGGGGTCAGGGTCATGGTTCGAAGCCCTGGGCCCAGACGGAATCGCGACGACCGGGGCTCTTGTACATCCGTTCAAATTGAGACTTCTTGGTGCGGAAGGTCACGTTGCTCTTTGCTGCGGATGCACCCCCGGCAAGGTTCCGAAGTTTTGCTCCTACCTGTGAAGCAGCGCTTTTGGCTCCTGACAGATTTGCTTTGTTCAAGTCACCAGTGAGTGCGGACCCAACAACTGCGGATACAGCACCAGAACCTAATGAACGTTTGGCCTGCTGCTTAATAAATTTACTGTTGGTGCGGGCGCCTTTGGAAGCCATGCCAGTAGCACTTAGGGCTGCAAATGCACCTTGACGTTGAAGAGCACGCCCCGCTCCCTTAAAGTCCCCCGACATCGTTTTCCCGATTGCTTGTCCAGTGCTGAATAATGTCCCTGCAGTACCACTGAGAATCGCTGCGTTTTCTAGAGCACCGCGTACTCCACCACCTTTATTGGCTGGTCGAGCTTTCTGTGCCGTCCCTTTGGTGCATGTCTCGCCCTCGGAAATGGAGCCGTTTCCACATTTGAGGTCGAGGCGTGCTGCGCTGTCCAAACGAGCGCGGATGTAGGGGCGGCTGCGGTCTTGGATACCCAGATCGCATGCAGCGAGATATTCCTGAGGGGTCAGGGCATCATTACGGTCCATCTTCTTGCCGTAGCTACCACAGCCACCGTCTTTCTTGGCTTTACAGGAGCAGGGCTTGTTGGATTTACAGATGCCGCAGTCAGCGTCCATCGGGGCCTTGGTGTTTTTGGCACCTTTGGGGCTGCGCTTCCTGCTGTTCTTCATAGAGACTCCGTCCTCGGTGCCTTCACGGGCTTCCTCTTCGGGAGTTTCACCCATTTCCTGGGCTTCCATCTCTTCTGCTTCCTGCTTTACAGGGGGGCGCTGTTTGGTGGGGCGTGCCATGGCGAAGAGGGCACCTTTGGCCCACTCGGTATAGGCCAGCTTAGCGAGGGTTACTAATAGCAGCCTGAATAGCAGGCCGGAGTACTTATTAACGTTCTTGGTTCAAGTTAAAGCAATAGGAGTCGGAGCAACTTGCTCAAACACAGCGGCACGACTGAGGTTGACGGGCTCTATAGTGCCATTTTTGCTAATTGCTTGAGCGACTTCTTTGCTGTGTTTGGCCCGTTTTGCTGCGTAGTCCGGGTCCATCTGGGCAATGTCGGGGTCCCAGGGGGATAGGAAGCACCGGCACCGGGGGTGAAGAGGAACCTTGATCTCCTGGCGTTTGTAGATCTTGCCCGCCCTCGGTGCGCAGTAAGGGCAGCTGCGATCGTCTGCAGTGGCGTAGTACATCACCAGATCGATGCCCTGGTTGGCGTAGTAGTTGTTCGAGGCGTCGTTGTAGGCCCGCAGGGTTTCGGTGCGGACGATGACGTCGGCTCTGGACTTGACCACACCCAGGCGCAGGCGCATGTCCTGGACCATGGAGTCGGTGGCACGACCTTCGGCAATGCCCTTGGCTACGACCTCGGCTGCTTTGGTGGCAAAGGTCTCACCGTGTTTGCGTAGGTAGCCCTTGGCTTGGGCAGCGGCGGAGACCGTGGCATCCAGGGGGATGGATACATCGATCCTGGGCTTGCCCGGGGTCATTTGCTCGGTCAGTTGGCTGGCCACATCGAGGCCCGAGCGGCTTGCGTCTCCTAACAAGGTGCGAAGTAGTCGGTCATAGGCATCGACCCGGTCTGGGCGGTAGGCAGGGACGAGGTTCCGGAATTCTTGAAGCAGAGCCAGGTTCCGTTGCTGGGCATCGCTGTACCCAGCCTTCATTTGGATGCGCGTGCGGCGCACGATGCGGTTGAAGGACTGATCAAGGACGCGGTTAAGCAGCCGTATGGTTCCGTCCTCGGTTGTGCGGAGGATCTGGTTGTACTCCTCAATCAGGTCCATGGACCTTTAGGGCTTTTTGTCCGCCTTACGTAGGCGGGAGTTACGCAGGACAGAGGCTTCGATGTACACGCCAAGCGTGCTGACCAGGTCAAAGTCTTCGCCCTCGGCTAGCAGGCGATCACATAGCTCGCCAATGGCCTTGGTGTTACCTTCTGCTGCATAGGCAGCCACCTGATCCGAGTACTTCTTGTAGGTCGGGCCGTCCATTAGAAGAGGTTCCTCATGAGGGGCTTTTTATCAGCCTTGGTGTGGGCCTGGTGGTACGTGTATTCCACCCAGGCATGGACCAATGGTGCGTCCTGGAGCAAGCGCTTGTTTGCTAATACATATAGCACGCTTGATTCAGCAAAAGCTTCGGCCATTTCTCCGCTCAAATCTTGTGTCCCATAGTTTGAAAGTACTTTCTTAATCTGTTTCTGGAAGTCGCTGGCTTTTGGGTTGATAAGCCTCGGTTTCCCAAAGGCCATGCTGGTAAAAGGTTTTGTGGAGAAGCGATTTGCCGCGTAATGGACGGAATGGCCAACCTCATGCAGAAATGAAACAAGATCTTGACCACTTCTGTTGCGCATCCCCGCCCCAAAGACACTCATGGCTGGCATATAAACGCCCTCTTTGCCGAATCGCTCTTGGCTCGATAAACCTTGAAACTCTTTGATCTTGTCCAAATTGAAGTGAATCCCATCGATTGCACTGTCTACTGCGCGTCCATCCCAACGATCTAAGTGACCGCGCCGTCTGATCCAAATTTCCTTGCCATGTCCATCAAAATAGCCGCCAGAGTTAATAGGTCTTGTGACTAGCTCTTCCCAGTCATCCGGGTGCACATCATTCTTGACTTTTTCTAGGGCTTTGGGATCTAGGCCGATCTTGTGCTTCTCCACCCAGGATGCGCAAAGTTCAACGGCTTCAGGCTCGGTGAGTTTGTTAGCTCCGGCTTTACGGATTTGATCAGCCATCTCCTTTGGGCTGTAATTGCGAGCGGTGTCCCGGATCTTCTCGTAGTGCTTACGGCCGTACTCGGGGTCATTGGGGTCCAGCCCGTGATGGATATCGAAACGAGAGTTAAGATCGGCTTTTTTGCCCGTGGAAGACAGCAGTACGGCAGCCCCGGCTACAGCACCGGTAGCTAGGGCAACTGTCGCAGCTGTTTTTAGAACTTGACCGTTAGCTGGGGCTACGTTTTTGCTGCATTTGTGTGATTTGGGGATGTTTGACTCCCCACAGGGCTTTCCCAGGCGTTCCGCTCCTGCCGCATCGGTGCGACCACGTTGTTCAATGATGCGACGTGCTTCGCGCTCCGCTGCTGCTCGAGACATGCCCTGGTTTCCTGGGCGGGCCAGGATGTCACGGGTTAGTTGGGTGAGGTTGCGCAACTGTGCGGGGGCACGACCAGTGGTTGGTCCACGTCGGCTTAGACGGGGGAAACCGTTCTGGTTGAGGACACGGAAGGCAGAGTCCACATCGGGCAGATTTGGGCTACGGGTGATCTGTTGGGCAATGCGGCGCGCTGTGTTTTCACCGATGGTGTAGTCATTGCGCAGTTGCATAACCCGGGTGTGATAGTCATTGCGAACGATCAGATCGGCGTGGTCTCGGCTCAGGATTGGTCCCGGGTTATTGGTGGTACGGCGTACATAGCGAGCTAAACCTGTTAGTCCGTCTCCGAATGGCGAATCGGATGCAGCTGCGTTTCGCCGCATCATTTGGGCCGTGTTTTCGAAGTAGGTGTCGAACTCACTTACCAAGGAGCGACGCATAGATCGGGCTTCCAAGTTGAGGTTGTTCCCACTCAAAACAGAGCGCATCAGGCGGTTGGCTTCGCTAGTGGCTTGGCGTCTTTGTGCTGCATTCATCCCTGCAAGGGGTTGTCCCAGTGCATTTGCACCAACAGTTCGGATGTATTCATTGATGTCACGTGTACGGATATTTCCTTGAGGACCCGTCATCCGACGGATCTGCATGTCATTTCGCATTGCTTGACCCCAAGCTCCAAGTCGTTCGGCTACCTGTGTATCCACAAGAGCGTTGCGAGCAGCCATCGAATAGCCACCGCTTGACCCGACAGCACCCGCACCATTGAGACCAAATTTTGAAGTCAGAAACTCGTTAGCTGCGTGCTCGGAGAAGATGCTTCCACGCTGACCATTAGGTCGGGTACCTGGACTACGTGCGCCGTAGAGAGTCTGCACAGCAGAGGAGCGGTATTCGTCGTAGCTGAGCTGGCCTGCTCGGGCTCGTGCGTTGAGTTGGTCAAGGCTGGAACGCAGCCCGCTGGCTTCTGTGTTGGCTGCATTTGGGCGGAAGCTGAGGGGACCAATACGCCCAACGTTGCCTGACGTAGCTACGCGGGTTTGAACAAGGCGCTGCCCACGGGTGACGACGCCAGCAATTTCATTTGCAGCGGAGGCACCAGCAGCACGAGTTGCGGCACGGTTTCCGGCAACTCCCGGCATTCGATCCAGGATTGAATCGACAGCAGTCGTGGCAGCCCGGTCAATTTGAGCCCCGACACCGTTGCGATAAGCAGCGAAGCCTTTTTTCAGACCGGCGTGCCCAGCCAGGCCAACCAGGGTTACTCCCAACACCGCCATGATTGGTGTGCTGGCTTCAGTTAGTTGCTTTTTAAGTTGTTTTTTCTGCTCGAGATTATTGCCTGGTGCCAGCTTGACTGTGCCGCGGATCAGTGAATTACGTCCTCGCTGAACCTGGGCTGGGTTGACCCGGACTACACCCTGGAACAAGTCTTTCGAGCCGCGTTGGATGGAAGCAATACCTGCCAGTGGGTCGGTCTTGTGGGCTGCAAGCTCAGAGTTTGTGCCTTTCCCCTCAAGCCGGCAGTCCCAGTTGGGTGGAATGCACCGTCCACCACACTTTTTATTGGGTGGCTTGCACTGGACTGTTCCCCGCGTCTTACCCGTGCGAGTCGATTTGGGACCCCGTAGATCTAAGCGATGCTTAGCTGCGAGGTAAGCGGCTGCTCTGGAGGTGTCTTGTTGATGGTTTTCCATTAGTACACCTCCCAGGCGGCACGGAGAGCTTCAATTTCGCCCTCGGGGACAGGGGAGAGCCCTGCCACATTCTGTCGAGGGAAGAAAGTCGCAATTCCGGCTTTGGCTGCTTTGAGGGAGGCGAAACCCGTGGCGTAGGGACCATCAAGCAAGGCTCCGTCACAGACGAAACGAGCGCGGTAGAGCTTGTAGCTCCGGGCTCGGTGGGGGCCGAACACCATCAAGGGTGCGTTGACACTGGTATCGGTGCGTTGGCCATCAGGACCTACCAGATATCCGGCTTTGAGGTCACCGACTACGTGCGAAACACGGATGCGCAGGCCCTGGGCTTCGTAGGTGTCGAACTTGTCCTGTTTGGTCTTCTCTTCAGGCTGGGGTTGCTCTTCTTCAGTGGTATCGCCGGCCGGGAGTATCCCTGCCTGTTCCGGAGGATTTAGGGCTGCTTCCTGTTGGGCTTGGTAACCCATCATCTGGGATTGGAACTGGGCATCAGCACTGGCGATTAGCTGGTCAGTGACTGCCTGGTTCAGGGTGGTCTCAAGCGAGTACTCGGTGCCACCGAAGCGCGCTTCGCGTACCTCGAGGGCGTTGAGCACCCCGAGATTGATGTACTGGGCGTCCACCTGCGCTATTTGGAGACGTAAGGCGGCTTTCTCACTGTCCGTCTGCGTGAACACGCTCGGGAAGCTGGCTGCCCAAGAGGGTGGGATCCGTCCTCGGGTTGGCCCCTGTTTACTAGCCAGGATGTACGTGAAGATCTCTGTGATCGGGGTGCGGCAGTAGACCTCCTGCCATTGCTCGACCAAGGAAGCCCAGACCCGTTCTTCGAAACGTCCTTCTTTGCCTAGGCCACCCGGGGAGTCACCCATCAAGATCGAGGCGGGCCAGCCGGTGGCTGCTTGCAGATCCTTCACGAAGGGATCGGTGGCGTTAGCGATGTTGCTGAGTGCTCGGTTGAGGAAGCTCAGCTCCTCTTCGGTGTCGACCACCATGCCGCCATAGACCGAGCGGCTCAGATTGTTGGCCTCGAGGCGCTTGCGCAAATCGCTTTCGTTTCCGGAAGCAATCCGCTGGAACAGACCTGGGATCTTGTGGACGAACATGTCCGCATCGGAGGTCATGTTCTCGAGGCCAGCCATGGCGGACTCGTAGCGCTTGTAGGACTCCCAGATCAGTTGCAGGACGGACTGACCCCAGCCGGTGTTCCGGGCTCGGACACGCCAAGGGAGGTACATACCATCGAAGCGGGCAACCCGGGTGTGGTGGATTCGAACGTTGACGTAGGCGGATTTTTGGTCGTCTGTGATCTTTTGGCTGGTGGTGATCCGGTAGTGGGTGGGCTTGGACCAGTCCGTGATCGTGAAGTCCTCTGGGAGAAGTTCCCAACGGGAGAGGGGGATGTAGCCGTTGATGCCGCGGATGTTGTTTGTATTAACAGGCTCGGCTGGATCTTCGACTCCGTCATCAATGAGGAGGACCAGGCCGGCGCCTCCATACAAACGTTGAAGTTTGATGACTTCAGCTAGGGCTTGGTGGAACTGAGTGTTCTTAAGAAATTCTTCAAATGCCGAGATGGTGTCGTTGGCATTGGGATCTTCATCGCCTCCCAAAGTGATGGTTGTACGGTGCCTCAAGATCTCGTCAGAGATGGCATCGACATAACGTCGGGGGATTCCGTGGGAGTACAGAGCCTCAAGGTCTGATTGTCCAAGGAAAGAAGGTGTGGCAATACCCGTAAAGGTTGTGCGATCCTTCGAAGACATTCCCATTCCAGTCAAAACATTGACTAGGGCTCCGTCGTTCCGGAATTCTTCGGAAGTGGCTTGGGACACGACGGTTATGGGGCGCTGGCTCACTTACAAGTTTATGGAGTTTTGTCGATCTTTTTGTATCGTGCAGGAAGATCGAGTTTTGGTGTAGAAAGATCGTGTGGTTGAACAGATAGATCGAGTGGTTGTGCAGGAAGATCGATAAATGATGCAGAAAGATCGTGTTTGGATGCAGGCTTTTGGCCTTATACCATTATTTTTCTAAGCAAAACCAGGTCGATACCCTGCGGTTATGGCGCTGTTAGTCCTCGGTGGATCATCAAATCGATGGATCTAATCTCCTGCCTAAAAAAACTGCCAAGGAGCGATTCCGGCAGGCCATTCTTAGGCGGTGGGATTCAGCTTGTGCTTACTGCGGAGACCAACTTGGGAAGTGTGCCACGTTGGATCACGTGGTTCCCAGGATTAAGGGTGGATTGACCCATCCCCGGAATCTTGTGGCTTGTTGCTTGGATTGCAACTCGAGGAAGGGTGCGTTGGATTGGTCAGAGTGGTACAGGAACCAGGCTTTTTGGTGCGCTCACAGGGAAGTGGAGATCTATGACTGGCTTTCTGAAGAGGAAGAGGAAGCGAGTTAGCAATCGAGCTCGGGTTCCAGTTGGTGGGCAATGGCAAGGAGTTCGTCAGCACTCCATCTGACACCAAGGCTCCATCCTTTTTCTTTTTTCAGATGCTCTGATGCAGTGCGGAGTGTGGTGGCTGCGATCTGACGGGAATAGCACTCAGGGTTGATCTCGTACTTTTGCGCAGCCTCCAGTATTTCTAGTGCTTGAGGAGAAAGAGTTGTCACTGGGCCTCCAGCTCGGCGGCGATGTTGAGCAATTCACGCCGCACCTGAGGCGTTGGGTGCCAGTGACAGGCTGGGCCAGTTCCATCCCAATGTGGGGTGCGGTACTCAGCTAAGGCGCGGAGTGCGTAAGCAATATGAAGCTGGACAATGCGTGACCCAGCGCAATTACTGGCAGTGATCAGTGCCTGCGCGGCGGGGGAGAGGTCAGTCATTGGGCAATGCCTCCAATGCGCGGCGCAGAAGATCAAGATCTTCCACGTTCAAACCGACTTCAACTTCCAGCAGTGCCAGCGCCTGCTCCTTCAGCGTCGGCGGCTTGGGGCGCCGGCCGTGTTGCAGAGAATCTGCTGCGTCGGTGCCGTGGTAGTTCTCAATCCAGTAGTAACACGCCTCCAGCTCCTGGTCTGCAATCTGTTGAGCAAGTTCAGTAGCAGTTTTCATTGTGAAATCCAGTGATTTTCAAGGCGGTGAGCAAGTGCTTGGCAATGCGCTTCATAGGCATCGTCATAGGTTCCAACGTGAATCTTGCGTTTGGTGACTGGATGGACGTACTGAGACTTCAAGCGACCGAATGCAGGAGAGACGTAGCGCCATGGGATTCGCCCCTTGATGCCGCAGTTGCGCACGTTTGACGCACGATCTACCCACCTCAAGTTGGAAAGAAGATTGTTTGCAGGGTTTCGGTCGAGGTGGTCAACCTCTATGCACCCTGCTGGCGGCTCTATTCCATTGAGGAGCAGAATCACGCGATGGCATTTGTAGTGCTTGCGGTGCAGCCGAAATTGGTAGTAGCCATCGGAGTTTGGGGATCCCGCTGGCTGGCCCGCCCTGATTCGTCCATTGGTTGACTTGATCCAGCGAAGCCCACTAGGAAGTGTCGGATCAAGTTGCAGGTACTCACGCAGCACCTCAATCTCAGCCTTTGTCATGGCCTTTCCTCAGAAACGCCCCAAGCTCTTCAACGGCCTGCTGATAGCCCCAGCGGGCGGCTTGTGTGGCTAGATGCAAATCGAAATCAGCACCATGCGGCCAGTTTTGAACCCATTGAGGTATCAGCTCTGGCGGTGGAGTGATCGGATGCTCCATTAGAAGGGTGAAAGGTAGGACCATCGACGCCCATAATCTTACGACCTGATTCGGAAAGGGTCAAGTGGCAACCTGATTGCGTTTTTAGATGTGAGCAAAGAAGCTTGCAGTTTGAGGTGTCTCTGGAATGAGTGAAACTGCAAACGCCAGGGCCATAACAGTGTCGTCATGGGCACCGGATGCAGCCTCTCTTGCTCCGGACTCCTTCTGCTGGAAGGCGCGCAACTCTTCGCCGATCACGCCCTCGGGGAAGATCAGCTCATCTCGCTCCAGTAAGTACAGGACACGGTCAGTAGCGACTGTCTTACTTGGACGACTGGTATTAAATGTTTCGATAGCATAGGAGGGCAGAACATGTTGAAGCGCCTCTGCAATTACGGCGCCCATTGCCTGCTTTTCCACGATTACCCGCTCTGGAAGGTAATCTTCAATCAAGTTTTTAACATGACGCAAGCTGTAGTCAGTGCTCTTGCCGTTCTCGCGATACATCCCTACTACTTCGTAAGGAGTTTCTGTGATGTCAAGAACCACTGCCGTGAAATAGTCATTCCCGCCGGCGTTCGGATCTACACCGATTACGTAGCTCCGTCCCACCGAGCCACATTCGCGGAACGACCCCCGACCAGCCCGGCGGACCAGTTCCGAGGGGTAGATCTGTGTGTCGGTGGCACCAAAGGCCAGCTCGTACTCGGAGTCCCATGCGGCTTGGGTCATACGGCGTGACTCCCGGGTGCGCTTTGCCCATTCGGGGTCGTGGCCGTAGATCGGGTGCTGGCTGTAGTGGATTGCTACGCGGTTCCAAGAGTCCTTGACCTTGGCTAGCCGCTCGTTGAGCGGTCCGATCTGGCGGCGTTTGACGTATTCATACCAGTCGGCTGGTGTGCCTTGGTGCCAGAGCTGGCCGAACCAATCAAGCTCGGTATCTGGGGTGGAGGTGACGATCACCTTGGCGGCGTCTCCAACCATGGACAAGGTGGGCATGGCACCTCGGTAGATCTCGGCTGCTCCGTCTAGGAAGGCTCCCTCGTCCATGAACAGGACTGAGCAACTGGGGATACCTCGAGCTGCTCTCGGGGAAGCAGGCAGGAAGTACAGGGTGCCCCTCCCTTCGATAGCGATCTGGGTGTTGGAGTCCGTCAAGTAGCGGATTGACTCCCCATCGATGGAGTTGGCCATGGCACGGACACGGCGGCCCAGCTCGCTGGCGTCCTGCTGGGTCTTGGAGAAGATCACTGCAGCGAAGCCTCGCTCCGTCAGGGCACGGCAGAGCAGGTAGGAGCAAACGGTCTCGGATGCGCCCATCTGGCGCGACTTGTTGATGATCGTGTTGGGGTGGGCGTTGATGCTCTCCACCAAATCGACTTGATAGGGGTAGGGGTTGAACGGGGCCACGGTTCCAGCCGTACGTATCCACGTACGACGGGCGAAGGCTGGCCATTGCTCCACACCGGGGAGTTGGGTCAGCCGGTGGCTGACGGTGTAGTTGGCAGAGCGAGCTTTGCGCCGGGCGATTTCATCGCGGAGCTTCTCGGCGCGGCGCTGCAGTTGGGAGAAGGAGGCGGTCACTCGGCCTCGGGATCAGCAGAGGAGAGGAGGCTGAGGTCAGGGTCCAGAAGATCTGTGCCAGGGACTGGTTCTGCAGCCTGAGCTTCCTCTGTTAGTCCAAATAGCTGCTGTTCGAGGTCAGCGATGGTGCGCTCGAGCATCTTGCGTTCCTGGAAGGCTTGGGCTCCGGAGATCAGGGCTCGGGAGGCGGCGATGCGGTCAGAGGCGCGAGCCTCGGGGTTGTTCATGATTTCGGTCAAGGTGGCGACCGCCATCGGCACAACAGTGATGCCTTGGCCACCACCTGCATCGATTAAGTCCTGCTGTTGGCCATACACAGCTCTTTGGACTGCTGGACGCTTTCGCCAGGTGTAAAGAGTTCGCTCGGAGATGTTGAGGCTTCGGGCAACTTCTCGGCAGGTTTTTCCTCTGGCGAGGAGTTCGACAGCGATGCGCTCCCGCTCTCGGAGGCCGTCGATTTCGGATCGGAGTTGGCCTGGCATTGGGGCTCTGGAGCTTCCGACTCATTCTGGTTATAGCTTACTTCATCTGTTTTTCGGATCTGGATGGCGTAGTCCAAGGCGGCGGCGAACTCATAGAGCGAGCGATTGTCGTAGCGCTCAAGGTTGCGGGCAATGGCGTAGCGGGCTTCATTGGTGATGTCAGCCAGGGCAGCAGCAAGGCCGGCATGGATGGGGCTGGGATAGTCGCCGGGGACGTGGCTCGCGCGGAGAAACGTGTCGACCAAGCGATTCAGGTTGTAGGGGAAGTCGATGGTCATTTGACGTGGCTCCAGGTTTTGCGGTTGACGATGTTGGAGACGGTGGTGGGGGTGACGCCATACTCTTTGGCTATCTCCTTTTGGAGGTAACCAAGGGATGCGAGGTCGCGGAGGCGGACGACATCGGACTCGGTGAGGACGGAGGCCCCATTGCGGGAACCGATGGCGCGCGGGCCAATGCGCGGACTGCCAGGTCTTGGGCCGGGCTTGCGGTAGAGGTACCGCTCAACGGTGCGGGTGAGGGCATTACATTCGTTGCAGCGAAGCCACCGATGGGTGCCGTCTTTGCGCTGCTCGGTAACAACAACACGGGTTTTGCCGGGGCATTGAGAGCAGCGCATCACCGCTCCGACAGATTGGTAATGCCACGACGCAGGTAGCAGTAGTCGCGGGCTTCAGTCACTACAGCTGTGTCGCCGCAGACGTCGCATTGGCCCTGCCACATCGTGGATAAATAACCGCGAGGTGTGCCGTACTCGGTGCCACAGGCGTTGCAAACCTGGTAGGCCCGCTCAAGACGACGGATCAATTTGACCTGCGTCATTGATGTTCCTCCCATATCTCAGGGGTGCTGGCTCCTTCTTGCTCGGAGCCATTCAGGGCACGGTAAACAGCACGGCTAATGAAGTAGCCGGCGACGAAGGTGAAGAGGATACGTTTCATTACTGGGCAGTGGTCTGATTCCAGCGCAGTAGCTGGGTTTTGCGCTCGTCGATTAGGTGGGCAGAGCTAACGATTGAGCAGGGTCCATCTGGGAGGCAGATCTGGTAACAGTCCTGTCCAGTGCTATCGATGTAGTGCTCCACAGTGATGTCATCCGTAGTCATCGCCGGAGTAAGGCACTGGGTAGCCGTTCTCGGGTGCGGAAGAAACCACGGAGGTCGGGTTCGTTGTCCATCAAGAGGCGGCTGTACAACGACGTGAAGTTGTTGTTCAACTTGTAATCCGCGTCGTTTGTACTCAGTGCGTGGTGGAAGCGGACCACCTCAAACAAGGCTTTGATGCCGTAGTGGTCGATGCCCTTGCGACGCAGGTCGAGAGCGAGATCGCGGAGCTTTTCGTAGACCAAGGGGTTGTCCTTGTGGAATGCCCAGAAGGCCCGCTCGATGCGATCTAGCTCTTTGGAGGAGCAGGCGGGCGTTGCTACGTAGGTCATGCCGCAGTCACCTCGTCAGTGCAGGGCTCGCCTACGTATTGGGCCCATAGGCCGGTGTAGCGGCCGCGTAAGGGGTGGCTGGAGAGGTGGCGACCGTCTTGCTCGTAAAGGGCATCAAGGCGGCGCTGACGGGCCAGCTGGGTGATCGGGTTGCACCCAGGCATGTATTGGGTTGGGGCGCTAGCTGTGCTGTTCATGAATTGGTTGGAGTGAGTCGAGACTAAATGCAGCGGGGTGGCAATCAGTCAATCTCTTCTGGGTCTCTTAAGAGACGTTTGAGACGACGATTGAAGGCTTTGGCGCGGACTCGGTCGTAGCTGGTCAGGTGCCAGTGGTCGCACCAGGGGCAGGCGTAGGGAGTGACGGGGAAGTCACGGCGCTTGGCGAAGGTGACTGCTTCGGGGCGAGTGGTGTAGGCCGCTTTAGCAGCACACATCTCCTGGGCTTTGGCAAGGAAGTCCTCGTCGCTGAGGTCGAGGGGGTTGATGTGGACGGTGGAAGTCAATGGCCTAGTCGTCGTTGTCGTCAGGGGAAGCGGAGAGATAGTCCACGCTCTTTAAGAAGGAGCGGGCTTCGCCCAAGTTGTGGGCAAGGGCTCCCAAGGCTTCGAAGAAGGGGCCAATGACTGGGGCGAGGGCAAAACTGTAGGTCTCTGTGATGGCAAAAGTGTCTTTGCGTTTCATGAGTGAGTGGTTGAGGGGGTAATAAGAGAAGGAAGCAGGATTTCGACCACGCGGAGGTTGGTCCAACCGACCTCGAGCATTAGCCGGGCTCGGTGGGCAGCGGTGTCGGGGTCCACAAAGTGGACGGCTTCAGCCGGGTTTGGAACTAGGGCAACCGGTGGACCACTTACACCGTTGCAGGCGGAAAGGAACCCGCCGTCAGCCCGGATCGTGAAGCGATGGCGCTGTGAAGGTTCCGGCCTGGACAAAGCGGTTGGGAAGGCCACGGTTTTTGAGGTTCGCATTAGCTTCGAGGATTTCGTGTTCAGTCGCACAAGTGCGATACAGGGGGACGCCCGTTTCGATGTGCATGAGTTCGTACGCAGCAAAGCCACCCATGGATAGGTCCATGTCAAAAACGGCCCGGGGCCGGGGATAGGAAGTGTGAGCAACGCCCGCAACCTGTTTTGGTTGCCAGGGCCATCTGACTAATCCAGTCTGCCTTGGAGGGCGAGAGCGGAGTTGACGAGGTTGCTAAAGCTCGTCGGGGCTTCGAATCAGATAGCGGTTTGCAGGTTCCTCATCCAGCGGGTTGAAGGCTGTCTCAGGAAGGGTTTCTAGAACTCCAAGCAGACCCGTAAGGAACTGGTCCATCCGTGACATGTGGGAGGCGGAGTCCACCCAGTCAGTATCGATTTCGTCCTCGGTGTCGATCCGGTTTTGGATTGCAGTTAGAGCCGTGTGGTTAAAGCTGCGCCAGAGGACAAGGGTGAAACCGACAAACTCCTGGAATGTGGCATCACTTAGCTCACCTTTGGTGAGTTCGGTGTGGACCAAGCGCACCATCTTCTGGTTGCGAGGTTCTAACTCGTCGAAACGGGGGTACAGCTCTCGCAGGGTTGGCTCTGCAAGGGCTTCGAAAAGGCCCTCTGGGGTGTCAGGGATAAACACAGCAGGGGCCCGTCTAATCCAGGGTACGGAGGCAGCTCAACTGCTAAGACCCTGGATCAGTGTGTCGGTGCGGTCGTTGATGTCGTGCTGCAGTTCTCGCACTGCGGCATTGATGGAGGCCCGGGCAGAGCGGAGTAGCTCGAGGATCTCGGCACGCAGCGGGGCGTGGCAGTAGTTGACTTCGATGTGGTGAAGGTAGTTCTTCGTGGCTTTGAGTTCGATCGCAGCCAGCTCGAGCTTGTCGTTGGAGTCAGTCATGGGAAAATGGAAGGGCATAGGTGGTCGCACAGCGCCACGTGTGTGGATGAGTGGGTCCGGGTGTGAGAGCCCAGACCCTTTTTCTTTGGTCAGACCAGGGCCAGGCAGGCTTCGCGGGCCCGTTCGATGCGCTTGGAGGCACCGCCACCCCAGAGGGACTCGAGACGGGTGCGGGCCCGCTCGGTCTCGTCTTTTGCACGGCCGGCGTCGTGGGTTTCGAACTGGGTGATGGCGTTGAATAAGCCGTAGGCGGTGCCGCCCACGCCCTCGGTGTCGCGGATGCCTAGGCCAGTGCTGCCAGTGAGGTGTCCGCGGATGATGCCGATCTCGGGGAGGTCGTTGAGGGTGCGGGCCCGCTTGTCACCACTGGTTTTGTCCTTGGTGGGGATGGCGAGCTTGTCGGCGTAGGTGGCTTCCAGTACCCGGCGGGCCAGTTCGGCTGAGAGCTTGACCTGGGTCAGGTCGCGCAGCTGGTCGATGGATTGGTGGAAGCTGCGGCGCTCGAGGTCGATCAGGTGGGGCAGGTTCTCCGCGAAGCGGGTCACGCTCTGGGTGTGCTTCATGCGGAGGCCAGCGCCCTCGGATTGGGCACGGCTTGCGGCTTTGCCTGTGAGGTAGTTGAGCTGGTTGGCACAACGGAGGCGGACATCGGAGAAGAAGATGCCGAAGGAGGAGGAGCCGTCGAAGGAGTTGAAGGCGTGGAGGTAACGGCGGACGCGGTCACCGGGGACTACTTCCTCCTCAGCACAAATAGAGGCGGTGGCGAAGACTTTGCGGCCGTCGCGGATTGAGAGGACGTTCTCAATTGAGAGGTCCTCACGGAGATAGTCGAGAAGGTTGATCAGGGCAGAGTTCTGCACTGGGGTGTAGCCAGCGCCTTGGATGCCGAGCAGCTGGTTGTTGTCGCTCCGGACGATGGAGCAGTGATCGGGGGAGTTGAGCGGGCCGTCGGGACCCATGAAGAAGGCGGGGCGCTTTTCGGCTGTCCAGTTGAGGCCAGCGATGGCGAAGGCTTCGCTTGCGGAGGCGTTCTCGGGGACCATCGTGCCCACGCGGCCAATCAAAGGGTTGACTGAATAGCCGCGGTCTCTGTAGCGGCCGTAAACCATTGGGCCCTCACCGTTGGCGGCGTAGGCGGTGCTTACGGCATTGGGGCCGGGTGAAGTTAGTTGCATGGGTGGAGTGAGAGAGCCAGTGCTCGGGGAGCGCCGGCGTGGATGAGGTGCGTTGTTGACGGAGGCGCAGCCCTCCGGGGTGTCACTGCCCAACCATAAAGCGTTTGGTTGGTATGGTCAACCTATTCAGGACAGGTTGAACGGAATCAATGGGTGGGAGCGTTGGTTTGGCTGCCCGCGCTTGCAGGGCGCACTCCAGGAGGTACGCACTGAGGTTGGAGAGGCTTCTGCCTTCAGCCTGGGCTGTTCTTTCCAGCTCGCTGTACGTCCTGAAAGGGAGCGTGATGGAGATCCGGACAGGTCCTCGTTTCATCCGTGCGATGCGGTCGGTGTGGGATTGGGTCATGGAATTACATGTGGGTAAAGGTGGGTAAACGTAAAAAGCGCTGAGAGCGCTGAGGTCCCCAGGAAGCCCACCCAATTAAGGGAAGGGCTGCGGGGGGACTTCAGGCGATGGCGTTGTCGAGGGCCTCGTAATGCCAGAAGGCATCGGCCCACTCGGCGTAGCCGGGGTCCTCGGGGAAGGGGTGACCCTCCAGCTCCCAGTCGGATTCGTGGGTTCCGCAGGGGCTGTACCAGCCACCTTCGTCAGCAGTCCAGCCGGCTCGCCAGCGGATGTCGTGAATGCGGTCTTCCTCGACCATGGCGGCCTCGGCTTGCCCTAGGTGTTGGTACCAGTTGGGGCGTTGCGTGAGCTGAAACAGGTTGAAGGCGGCGTCAGTCATTGGCGATGTGTGCAAGGTGGTCATCGAGGTAGGTGTCGATCTCGTCGAGCAGGCAGAACACAGCGTTTCGAGTACGCCGGGCAACGGAGTAGGCGTCACTGCTTAGGGGGTAGTAATCCCGACCGTTGCAGGTGGTATCGCTAAAGCGTTGCTTAAAAGTCGTGAAGGCTTTGCTCGCTTCGCGGTACTCCCGGAGCAGGGTGTCGCGGCCCGTCCCGTTGAGGTGAACAACGGGCAGAGGGCACCCAGGCAAGTGCTCGGTGGCTTGGAAGTTGCTCACGCCTTCACCTCCTTGGTGGTCATCGCCACGTAGACGGTGGGGGAGTCGGTAGCCAGGCCCTCGGACTGCTCCCACTTCTGGGTGGTACGTAAGCCGAGCATCTCGCGCTCGGTCTCGGGGGAATAGCTCCAGTTGTGCCGGGTCTTGCGGGTGACGGTGAAGGCCCCCAGCTCAAGCGTGTCGAGGTTGGTCTTGGTCAGGTGTGCCAGGAACCAGGCTCGGTGTTCGTCGAGTTCGGCGGTAAGGCGTTGGATCTGTAATTGCAGGGCTTGGGCTGTAGCTAGGCGCCGGCCTATGCCTCCACTGGGGGAGTAAGCGCGGTCTTTGCGGATCTTGGGCTTGATGGTGGTGCGCGCCGGGGTGGGCACCAACCGAAGGGTGGTTGTAGTCACAGCGGGTAGTGAGAGAGGGATGAGGGCGCTCAATAGAGGCGCGGATCTAAGGCTTCCTGGTCGGGAAACCAGGGGTACCAAAGGAAGTCGAGTTCTTCCTCGAAGTTCTCGGGGATGGTGTCCTCCCAGTACTCGGGGGGATCGAGGGGCCTGGGATCAGGGGTGAAGTGAGAGTGCATAGGGGGCGTGGGGAAGGTTGGAGGGCTTGGGGTGCATGGCGGTATCGATCACGTAGAGGCCCAGCCAGAGGCCGAAGACCAGGCCGCAGAACCGCTCCATGCGGCGCTGGGCGGGCGGGGTTTGGTAATGGGTCATGCCGTCACCAGTTCGTGATTTGGTTGCCACTCGAAACGAGAGGCGCCTTTGCCGTGGACGTTGATGACCACGGGGGTTTTGGATCCGTTGCATAGCAGGCACTTTGAGCAGGTGGTTTTGTTGCCGCGCTCGGCTGAGGCGGCGCAGTGGACGGTGCCAGCCGGGTCTGGCTCGTGCTCCGGCTTCACCAAGTATGGTGTCCAACCGGATTCGGTTGCGTCAAAATAGTCACCTAATCCGTCACAACTCGCCATGACCAGGCCCTTGAGCCAGGAGAAGCGAGGGTCACGCCATTGGTGGGTGTAACCGGTGCGGCCACGGGCTCGGACGATGACGGGGAGCCAGACCCAGGGAGGGACGGCAGCCGGGTCACCACCAGAGCCCATTCTTAGGAGGCAATCGTCGAAGTCCTCGGGAGTGGCCTGGGCATAGCCGGCACCGTGGTGCCAGCAGTTCCAGACGGCAAGCGGGGCGCGCCACCACTCGACGTAACAGGTTTTGTTCTGGAAGTGGGAGCAGTCACCACAGACAGAAGCACCCTCGCCGTTGAGGTAGGCGTGGTGCGGGGGAATGTCCTGGCGAAGGATCCAGGTTTGGATCATTGGCCCGGTTTTGTCGTTGGCGGATGGCTCGTCAAAGCCGGTGGCGATCACCACAATCGGGACGCCATCAAGCATCGACGGGCCCTCGTAGAGGACCCGCCCGTTGGGGTTGGGTTTGGTCATGGCTTAGGAGCAGACGTAGTGGGTGAGTGATTCGTAGGAGCGAATGGGAGCTGAGCGGTTTGTGTGTTTGTAGACAACGTCGATCTCAAGGCCACGGGCTCGGGCGCAGTTCATGAACAGCAGGGCGTCGCAGTCCTCCTCTAGGTAGAGGGTTTTGCCTCTCTGATAGGAGAAGGGGGACAGCCGCACGAAGTCGATGCCCATCACATCAAGTGCGACGGCTCGCTTGACGTGGAGCCAGCCATGGCCGGGGTCAGCCGTGAAGTGGAGTTTCATTGTTAGATCTGGGCAATACGGGTTGCGAGTTCGTCTACTTGGGGTAGGTGAGTGTCATCGGCAACGTCCTGCCAGGCACTAATGAGGTCCTTAATGGAGTCCTCACGAGCCGGGTCGAACATTGCGTGGAAGAACGCCAGAGCATTGATCAAGTGGAGTTGCTCTGCGTCTGAGATCACGAGGTGGTGATTAGTGATGCGGCCTAGGTTTTGCATGGGTTATGTCAGGTGGGTGGATGCTCAAGGTCGAGGCCGTACCGCTCAGCCAGCTCGCGGCGGTCCGAGTCGGTGCCATCGTTAAAGGTGTCGATCTCCTCGGGGGAGAGCTTGCGCATGTCAACGAGGTAGGCGTTGGTCGCGTCAAAGAAGGTGCCGGACATGAGGTCGAGCACGACGTGATGGGCGAGGTTCATAGTTCAAAGCAGGCGAAGGATGCGGTCGTCGTCGAAGTAGCCCTCAAGTTGAGGGAAGGTATGGGCCAGCTCGGTTAGCCGCTCACCCCAGGGGTCGTGCCAGTCGCCATCCCAAAACCCGGCACCGTGGTGGTTGCGGGTCAGGATGAAGTCGTGGGCGGCGAAGCCCCATTCATCACCCTCGAAGGGGTCTATGGCTCTGGCCCGGTGTTCGGTCGCGTCAAAGCCCAGGGCCTCGGCCGCTTCGCGGAAGCGGTCCCAGTCCTGAGCGATGCGGGCTTGGAGGTCGTTGCTGATACGGGTGCCTGGCCCGTGGCCCTCAGACCACGTGAAGGCCACGATGGCGTGACTGTGTGGGGTCATGGTTCGTGCAGTTTATGAATGGGTCAACGTGAGCGACGGGCAAGCTCGTCGGCGTAGGTGAAGGCTTGGTCCTCGTAGTAGCCCTCACGGATGGGGTCGAAGTGCCGCATGTTGGCCGCAACGGAGCGGCAGTCACGGATCACCCAGCGCAGGGCTCGGATGTCCAGGGTTTCGGCGAGGGACCGCCAGTTGGCGAAGTCCTCGGGGGTGGCGTAGCCGGGGTGGATCATCGGAATGCCTCCACTACGCGCCATTGGTCGTGGGGGTGGTACTCGATCTTGTACTTGCAGAAACTCTCTGCGTGGCTGGGGTGCATGTGCTCGGTGTACCAGCACCAAGTGCCGTCGATGCCGAGCACTTCTACGCGCCAGTGCTTGCCTTTGAGGCTAGTCGGGGGAAACCAGTTGCTGTCAATCATGTGCAGTTCCTGAATGGGTTACACGCGCTCGGCGTAAAAGTCGTCGAGGAATTCCTCGCAGTCAGCAAGGGACATTCGCTGGACAAGGACGCTGGCGAAATGCTCAGCGTGGCCGTCGTGGATCAGTTCTTGGAGCGTTTCTCGGGTTTCCATGCTGGTTACAGCTTGAGGGTGGAGAGGGAAAGTCCCTCAGCCAAAAGACCCCCGGACGCAGTGCGCCAGGGGGAACTTCTGGGGGAGAGATTTTGTGCCTGACAGAGCCGATTGTCAGGGCTTAACCGTCCTAGTGAAGCCGGAGCGGCGGGCTGCCCTAAGGGCGTATCTGCAGGCCAGGCGTTAAGGGGCTGGCGCACCCGTCCGGTTCCCTGTCGGGAGCGAACGTTGGACCCCCTGCAGAAGCGGGTCCGATAAAAACACTTGCAGCGTGCCCTCCTGCAGGAGGTTCCGCGTTCGCCTACCTGCCCCCAGCTATCGGCTACTAAGACCGCATCCCGCTATCGCCGAGTGTTCTGGCGTTTGGGCATGTTGGTCCGTTCGTCGTGTTCGGTGTGACCCGAACAAGCCGTACGTGAGGTGCAGGAGCTAGCGCCCAGTCAGTTTGGGCACACTGCAGCTATAGCTACGGGATCCGCCCGTCCGGCCGCGCTTGCTTGGTTGCGCTTGTGGTCAATCCATGAGTGGTTTGGAACTGAATGAAGTGTTGCACAGAATCGGGGATTCTGTCAAGTGCTAGGCGACCGATCGGTTGACGCGCGGCCCGGGGGGAGCCTGACCCTATGGGTCAAGGCTCGCAAGCCCGGGGGGATCGCGCGGCGGGGGGATCGGTTGACTAGGTTCCCCAGAGCTTGCGCTCCGGTCTCCCCATTATGAACCATACGACCGGCTACCTGTCAAGCAATCCGGCGCGATTGGTCCAGAGGCTGGGAGGGAAGGAACCGCGCACGTGGGCGCGCGCGTGAGCTCAGTCTTGCACACCTGGGGGAGCCTGTCAACCTATCCCGCCGGGATGTGAGTCTCATGCGTCCCAGCCCTGGAACAGGGTTCACCCGCTTAAGGACACATATGCCCCCAAGAAAATTTAATGTATATGTATTGTTTATCCGGGCTTATTTGCTTGCTTCTTCGCGAGCTTTTGTCAACAAACCATTGATGATGTCAACTGCTGTGAGTCGGCGGAGTTCGCATTGGGCCCGGAGCCAGGCTCCGTTCTCGGGGGTCACCCTGACCTGGAGAGTCAGCTTGGCTTCGTTGCGGCGCTCTTCTTCCTTGTACCTGGATGCGGCACGCCTCGAGGACATGGAGCGGAAACGCTCAAAGGTTTCGGTGTCCAGCTCGCTTCGCTCAACCGCTTGCTTTAGCCGGGCATGAACTGCTTGCCTGGAAACGCCTAAGGCACGGGCGACGTCACTCCAGCTGACAAATCCGTCGCGCTGGTAAAACTCTTCGCACAGCTGAACCAGTTGCTGCAGATCGGTTTTTGGGGGCCGTCCTGGTGCCAATTGACAAAAACTCTGAGTTGTGACACTCTACTCCCCCGCCGAAGGCGCTTCGTAGGCGCGCTCGAGCTGGTGGATCGCTGGGTGGGTCAGGGGTGGTGGTGGCTCTGGGCAGTTTTGGAAAACCAGCAGGCGTTCGATCCGGGGGCTGCGGGCCAGGAGCTTCAGCATCCACAGTTCGTAGAAGCGCAGGGGGACAAGGGGTTGTGGTGTCACAGCAGTGCCTCCAGATCGGCCGGGATTCCGGTTGAAATGATCATTGGCGTGGAGGGACCGCGCCAGTAACTCTCTACCTGTGCTGTGACGTACTCGGCGGCTTCCTCATGGCTCATGTTGTACCACTTCATACAGGCATTCACACAGGGTAAATAGGCGTAGATGGTGATAGGAGTAGGGTCTCCCGGCCTGCGTCCCCAGCCGATAAAAGCAGGGTCGAAGACAATCCTGGGATACAGGAATAGCCCGCTGTTTATGTGATCGACAGGTTCAAGGGGCATTGCCTTGCATCGCCAGGATCAAACGTAGTTTGCGTAGCCCCGTTTGCTGTAGTTGGCTGGCACGGGAACGGCTGACTCCCAGCTCGATAGCCAGATCCTTCAAGCTTTGGTTGTGTAAGAAGACACCTTGGATGACCTTTGCTTCGTTCTCGGCTAAGTGGGCAAGGGCTCTTTCGATGATTTCGCGATTTGAGGCGAGCTGCAGCGCATCGTCTGGATCGGATACGTCTGTACGTGTTGGGCTGGCAATTAAATCGACGATCGCGCTGCCTTTTTCCTTGGTCGTGACGTCCAACGAGGTACAAGTGGTCAAGCTGTGCGTCAACAGGACTTGATGGATGCGCTCAGGGCTGGTGCCTGCGTACTCGGCAATCTGAGCTGAGCTGGGAGCGTGGCCGTTCAGCAGGCTGTATTCACGGGTGAAACGGTCAATACGAGACAGCAGTTCGTGGGTGTTAATGGGTAGGCGAATGGCCCGTGCGTAGCTGTGGATGGCACGATTGATGGCCTGACGGATCCACCAGTAGGCGTAGGTGGATACGGCGTAGCCACGGGTTGGGTCATACAGCTCTAGGCCACGCATCAGGCCAAGGTTGCCTTCTTGGATGAGGTCAGCCAGGTCAAGGCCACGGTTCTGATAGCGCTTGGCGATGGAGACGACGAGCCGCAGGTTGGTGCGGATCATTACTTCCATGGAACGTTTGCCATGGCGTTGGACATGAGAGGGTGCCAGGGTCTTCCCGCCCTCGTGGTGAATCCATGCGTGGATGCGGCGACAATGCCGCAGTTGCGCTTCACGCCCTAGGACTGGGTGCCGTCCGATTTCGGATAGATAGGAGTTGATTTCGGATTGGGCCATTTAGGCATTGTCAACCAAATCTGGTTGAGTCAAGGTAATAGGAAGAGGTGGTCTTTTGGTTATGGGGGCCGGCTGGGATGTCTTGTTGAATGGGGAGTGGACGTCCATTGGCCGGATGGATGTGGATGGGCTTCGTGTCCAAGGGAAGATGAGCCGGGTCGAGGGTGGGGCTGGCTTTCGAGTCGTGCTTGATTTCCAGGGGACCAAAAACCCGGGTGAGGAGTGCCAGGTAGAAGCGGCTTAGGTTCACGGGGTCAAGCTCTGAGCCAGATCGAGCTCGGCTTCTTTGATTGCTTCGAAGACCGCTTCAAGCTGAGTGCAGGTTCCGCAGTCGGTGAATACCCCATCGGGGCCGTGATACAGGGTCCATTTGTAATCACCGGACGCGGTGGCGCTCACGGTTAGGTGAAAGGGTTTCATGGGGCTAACCGGGCTTTGTGTAGGCGTGTGGTGTGGTACCACTCGCAGATCTCGGGGGCCCAAACCTGCAGGTGGGGCCAGATCAGGTCACACAGTTGTTGGATCTCGAGCTGGGCGTCGCGCTTGGCCCTCAAATCCATGAAGTGCCAGGCGCTTCGCAGGTTGAAGGAGACGACGAAGTGTTGGCGGATGCAGTACGGGAGCATGTCCCGGGCGTGCTCTTCAGAGAAGCCATTGTTGATGGCCCGGAGGTAACGGCTGGCGTGGTCGCAGCACACCAACCGGTCCACCAAGCGCTGGTCTTCGGTGTACTCATAGCTCTTGCCTTGACGGTCTCGGTAGAGGCCGGCGGGGCGTAGGTAGAAGACTTCCTCGACGTCACGGATGCCTTCGCAGACATCGAGAACACGCTTACCCGTGTACCGGCCGGATTGCACATCGAAGCTGATGCCCACACGGTGGGTGCGAGCCTGCTGCATCACCGAGTGGGGGAACCAGCCACAGTTGAAGGTGATGGCGGGGTGCTCGAGTGGGCCGTAGTGACCACGTTCGCCTGCGAGGAGGTGTTTGACGACTAGGGCGCCGGCCTCGGTTTCACCAGGGTGACCTCCGGAGTAGACAAATTCCTCCGAATAATCGGTGTGCATTGCCCACCAGATCAAGCTTTGGGGGGATGGAGTCCGGGATAGGACTTTGACGCGGAAATAGGGGTCCATTGCTCAGACCGGGATGGGCTTGCTAGACACCCGGAGCTGTGTGATCCGCCAGGTGTGGCCGTCGGCATCCAGCAGGTGGTAGTGGGGGAATCCCAGCCACAGTTCGCCACCGGTGACCTTGTAACTGAACTGGGAATGACCAGCTACGTAGACGTCTTGACCGAGGCGATAGGTCCAGGGATGCTGTGCCAAGGGGCCGGGCTCGGAGTGGATCTTGCCTGTGCGTTGGATGGTTTTCATGGTTAGTGGCTAAGAGCGGCAGGGGTGGGTTGAATCACGCGGTTGATGCGCTGGTACAGATCCAGCAGAGAAGCGTTGTTGTCGATCCGGCGGTCGAAGTAGGGGAAGCCATCGAGGGATCCTTCGCTGGCGTGCTCGGAGTTACGGGTGGCTTCGGAGCGTTCGATTTGCCAGAGTTCGCCACCCAGGGAACGGATCAGGTTGGCTTCGTTGGGGAAGCGGACGTCATCACAAACAACGGGGGTGCCGGATTTGATGTAGCGGGTGGCTGTCATCTGCCAGCACTGCAGCCAGACATCTGGATGGACACAGGTGCGGCCCCATTCGGTGCCCAGGGTTTGCATCAAGTGGCGAGGTGTCACGTTGATCCCCGGGATCTGCTCTTCTTTACGCTCGGTAATCAAGCGATCAATTTCGTCTGGTCCGTAGCCCACTTGTACAAGGAAGGTGCGGATCATCCGCTTGAGTGGGGCGGCGAATGGGATGTTGTAGAAGCCGTGCTCGGTGAGGTAGCTGGCGACTGTGGATTTGCCTGATTGGGGGGCTGGGCTGTACAGGCCAATCAGGCGTGGAATGAAGGGTTCAGTCATCACTGGGGCGGAGGATTGCGAGGATCGTGGTAAACATGGAAACGCCGGCTTTCCGGTACAGCTCAGGTGGTGATCCGCTTTGGGGGTCGCCCAAAACTTCCCAGAGTTCTTCTGTCAAGACGTCGACGATTCGGTTAGCAGTCTCGGGAGAGCTGAACAACATTCCAAGGGCCAATAAGACATTGCGGGCCAAGCCTTCAGGATGGATGCCAAAATTGTTCAGCTCTTTCTCTATAGCCTTTACCTCAAGGGATTTGTAGTCGAGGAGATTCTCAAATGGAATATCACGTGTAGCCGCAACCTGGCCCACAAGTGTTGCCAGGAGAGCATGGCTTAGGTACTCGACTTTGGCCGATGTTTTCTTCGTCACTTCTTCCTCCGTCTTGACTTGGCAAAGGTGAAGCGTTGGAAGCGAGCCTGGAAGTGCTTGAACAGTTGCTCCAATGCCTTTGCATCGAAGGTCTCGATCTGAGGTTCGTCATCGGGTAAGGCGACGACGATCTTGGCCTGACCTATGCACAGACCCATGTGGCCGTACACGTAGTTAGCGGCTGCGACGTAGGCAGCACACTGCAACGAGTACTCGTAGATCTTGTCGGGCTTGCGCTTGCTGTCAGCCGTCTTCCAGTCTAAGAGGGTTGGTTGGAGGCCATCGTCGGCTAGGTAGGCAATGCAATCCAGGGTCCCGGCATAACCCATTGGATGCCAAATAGCACCCTCCATCAACAATGTTTTATCGATGGTGTCGAGGAATGAACGGGTCGAATTCCAATACGGGGTATTGAGGAAGTCGAAGCCGGGCTCGGTGCCGTCGCGGAGGTAATCCTCTGTCCAGAGGTGATGCTTGGTGCCGCGGTAACAGGCGAGCGAGGAGATGAAGTCAGCGCGCTCGTGACCGACAGCGTCGCGCCAGGATTCGAGACTGGATTGATCGCGGGACCCGGAAAGGATGGTGGTGACTGACGGGCACTTACCTACAGGTGTGTCGTAGGCGCGCTCGTCGCCGTCGTGTGAACGGATGGGTTCGTACAACGGGAGGGCGCGGATGCGCTGTTCAATGGGAGGGTTAGTCACTGAAGTAGTCGATGCCTGGTTGGGGAAGCAAAAGGTCGTTGGGCTCGCAGGCAAATAGCTCGATTAGAGCGGTAAACACTTCGGGGTCTAAATAGCGGCTGCGACCAAAGCGAATGCGGTTGAGAGTGTTGAGCGTGATGCCCAACTCATGCGCAAGCTTTTGGGTTGGCCAGCCGCGTTTGAATGCGCAGTGCTCCACATTTCGTGCATAAACGTGGAGAAGACTGGGCCGCTGTGTTGCCATGGTCGAAAAGCTTTGAGCAATCCTACAAAAAAGGGTGGGTTGGGGCCCACCCTGTTCAGGAATTGGATGAATCAGGCAGCGGGACTGGCGAAGGGGTCGTCTCCGTCAAACAGGGCTTCCATGTTGACGTTGAGCTTTTCAAGGGCTGCAACGATCTCCTTGGTTAGGGGCTTGGGGGGTGCAGCAACCAGGGTGTACTGCGTGTCGAGGCCCTCTCCGGTCCGGCCGATCTTGATGTCGTAGCCGCTGGGGTCGCCGTAGTCATCGTCTTTGACGAACTTGAACAGCTGGTCCATCAAGGATTTCTGGGTGATCTCCATGATCTTGAAGTCAGCGCTCGAGTAGTCGTAGACCAGGCTCGCGATGAAGCGCTTGACCGAGACGTTGCCGTTGCGGTCAGGGGCAAGGTTGGCGGGAAGCTCGGAAGGGCGGGACTGCCAGCGGATGGGCTTTTTGTCGAGGGTCCAGGAGCCGAAGCCGGTTATGCCTCGGCCTACCAAGCGAACTCGGACCTCGCCTTGGATCTTGGCTGGGTTGAGATAGCGGCCGTTACCAGTTGACTCTTTTGAGATTTCCTCAATGAGTTCCCGGGAAAGAAATGCGGTTGTCATGTGGCTAAAAGTGCCTAGGTGGATGGAATGGCGGTGGCGGTGGCGTGATTCCTGATGATCTGCTCGCAGACCTCAGAAGGAGACGTGCCGGAGCCGGATGCCAAGTCGACAAGGTGTTGGTGAGCGGTGTCTGTGAGATACAGATGCCGCTTTGCCTTTGGCTGGCCGTAGAGACGGTGCTTGGTGCCCAAACCTGGGGATCGACTGAATCCATCCTAGACGGGTTTCCCGAAAGAGTCAACCAAATTCAGAAAAGCGGTTTCTTTGGGATGGTCAGGGCGCTGTGTATGGCGCGGAGCCTGTTTAGGCGTGTGTCGCGCAGGTGGGGGTAATCAAGCTCAGCTCCTTGGATGCTGAACTCCCCCTTTCCGTTTTTGAACTCAACGGGCACCACCGGGTATTCGGTGTCAAGACCAGCCTCGGCTGCGTTGAGTAGCTCGGCATATGGATTGAGGTACTCAGCGAAGCTGTCGTCACAGCGAATCACGGAAGTCCAGCCACCGTCATCGTCTTCGCAGATAAGGCGTGTTTGGGGCCTCATCACACCTGGGGAAACGTGGATTGCCTTGAGCACGAGGTAATCCCAAGTAATTGGGATGACGTCTGTAGCAGAAATGGTCAAGTTGCAAGTTGCAGCAATCTGACCCTAACCGGATGGCTGGGGGGTGCAAGCACCCGTTGCCACCATCTGCAGTGCAGTTTCTGCTACTGGCACTATCGACAGCGCTGGCAAGCTTTATGCGGATTTTGCATTAAAGGAGCGTGCAGCGCTATGCAGCACTATACAGCCCTTCACCCTTAAATCTCGCTCATCAATTCGTTTTCCGTTGCAGGACCTCCCATTTCAGCGGTCAAGGCTGTAATCGCCGGCAGTTCGTTGGTCAATTGGGTGGCGGTCCAGAAGCCTCGGTTTTGGATGACAGCAATCAGCTGTTTGACCCGTTCGGCATCGCGCGGCGCGTAGCTAGTCCGGATTACGTTCTCGAGCTCCATGATCACGTCCACCCCTCGCTGCATCATGAGACGGCGAATCATGTGCCCCCAGCGGAGCGAGAAGCTCTCGGCTTGCTCGTCGTTGAAGAATTTCTGGTGGAGGTCAATGTCCTGGGGGATGCGCTGCCCACAGAAGACTTCTACCCACCAGCCAAGGGGAGGCGGAGCGTCGTTCTCGGTGATGGCGTACGCCTCCGAATAGAAGTTGCTGCTGGAGGTATTGGGTAACAGTGTTTTAGTTGTGGCGTACCGGTGCACGTAGAAGTTCAGCCGTTCGATTGCCACGAACGTCCGGGGACCTGGGCTGGCCAGTTTCACGTGCCGCAAGCCGCTGATCTGGCTGGAGTGGAGCCACCCCACGTTGTCCAGGCATGACTTGGCCAGGTTGACCATGACCGGATGGGACCAGCGGTTGGTGTCCATCCAGCGTGTGAACAGCAAGCCAAAGGTCCGGTTGCCCTGTTCGAAAGTCTCCAGGGGGGTCTTTGTTTCGGCCAGTGTTGGAAGCATTGGGTTACGGCGCCTGGGGTTAAAGACCTGCGGCTACGCAGCACTTTTGTTCGAGAGAACACTAAAACCTTTCACGTGAAAGTCCAGACCCTTTCAGCGGAACGATGCAGTGTTGCCTCTTGTCCGATTCCGGTTGCGGCATTACGGTGTTCTGTGCTGGTTGGAAAGCGACACAGAAAAGCCCTCCCCCGCTGCAAGGGGAAGGGCCACAGTGTTGCTCCAACTGGAGTCTCAAGCGACCCAACCTTAGATGACCACGACAACATCCGCAAGCCCTTCTCCTGATTTGGAGGGGAGGGCAATTGATCTGCTGCGCCGAGACGTTTTCCCGGCCTGGTGGGCGTTTATCCCAGTGGCAGGCAAGGCCACCTATGTGAAAGAGTGGGCCAAAAAGCCCCTCACAAGGGAGCTGTGCATCGAGGCGTACAAGGCCAATTCCGGTTATGCCGGCCTCGGTGTCGTCACCGGGGAATTCAGTGGTGGCCTGATTGCCTTGGATATTGATGGTCCTGAGGCTGACCAGAGGTACCGCGACGCGGCTGGATCGGGTTATGAGCCTTACGGACAGGAGTCATCCATGTCCTGGACCAGTGGGCGTGAGGGGCGCAGGCAGATCCTGTATCGGGTGCCGGGCTCGGTTGTTCCTGAATTGCGCCACGTCAAGACCCTGATCCTGCGCGCTGATGGGGTCTGGCACATGGGCCACAGCGATGTGGAGCGCCAGGACGGCAAGGTGACGGGTGCCGAGACCAACCCGGAGTACCAAGAGGTGGTGCTCAGGTTTAACGCCTGCCAGAGCGTGGTGCCGGGCAGCCCCCACCCGGAGACCAAGAAGCGGTACCGGTTCCTCAACTACAACGGTGGAGCAGTCGCGATGGCTCCCGAGTGGGTCATGGACCTGCTTCGGGTGCAGCGCAAGCCGGTCCAGTGGCTGAGTGATGCCGATCAGAAGGCGCTGGATGCCGAGTTAGGAGAAACAGCGATCCCCAGCAGGCAGATCCGCGGCTGGTTCTTCAAAGAGGAGGTACAGGCAAGGCTTCGCCCTCGGTTGGCTGATCTGATCTTCAACCACCCGACGTTCGACAAGTACGGCTGGCAGGAGCGAGCCGGCGACAACCCCCAGGGCATGAGTGGTTGCCCATGGCATGGGGGACGCAGCGGTACCAGTTTTCAGTACTCCAAGGAGAGCGGCTGCTGGGATTGCAAGGCGTGTGGGGTCGGGGGTGATGCCTTGGACTTCGTCCACAAGATCACGGTCAACGATCTGCATGCCGAGCGGCCTCAGGGACCGGACCTCGAGCGCTACGTCGCGGAGATCGCCAAGGAGATTGGCTTCAACTATCCGGAAGATGCCCGGGCCCAGGTGACCAAGGAGGCGCCTCTGGTTCGGATGGGCTCGGTCGACTTCTTTGAGGAGTTGGGGCGCATCTACGACAAGGAGCGCAATCCTTCGGTGCGGTCTGACCGGATGGGTCAGCTAGCAGCTGAAACCGGACGCCGGATGAACGGCAAGGAGTGCGAAGCCGCCCTCGGGGAATACCGGTACAAAAAGTCGGCTGATGCCCAGAACGCCTCGGCGCGCTGGTTTGACGAGGTGGCCGATCAGAACTACATCATTCCCAACCTGCTGGTGCGGCCTGGGCAGGTGATCCTGCATGCCTCTGGTGGTGTGGGTAAGACCTCGGCCTGCATGGGCCTGGCTAAGGCGGTCCTTAGTGGGCGGGCCATGCGTGTCCGGGGCATCGATGTGAACGTGGTCCAAGGCCCTGTGCTTTGGATTCAGTCCGACCAGACCCTGGCCAAGCTCAAGAGGGACCTACAGGACAACGACATTGATCCAGCCGATCCGAACTTCCACGTGATCCGGGGCTTTCAGCTCAACCACATGCGGGAGTTTGCGGATTGGGTCAGGCAGTACAAGCCTGTCTTGGTTGTCGTGGATTCGATTGGATCCTGCTCAAGTCGCATGCAGGTCTCCGAAATCGAAAAGGCTTTCGCAACGCCCCTGTACTGGTACAACGAGGCAAATGGCAGCCCTGCTGAGGATGGCTTCCCGGCGTGCTCGATCATCTGGATCCACCACGACAACGCCAATGGCGAGGTCAGGGGCAATCGCTACCTGATCAATGCTGTGGATGAGCAGTGGCACCTCAGGAAGCTCACGGATGACGAGAAGGACACCCTGAGGGAGAGAGGGGAGACGCCGTCCTCAGTGCGGATGATCCAGATCAAGAAGTCCAGGGCTGGACGGGAAGGGGATCTGCTCAAGGTCAAGCGGGACGAGAACTTCGCGTACTCCGTTGATGACTACACACCCACGGTGAGGCTCGAGGACCAAGGGCAGGGGGATGCCGATCCGTTCACTTTGGTGTTGGACATCGTCAAACAAGGATGCAAGGCCCAGTTGGCGGAGGAGCGGGCTCGGGTGGGGATGACCCGGGAGGAAGTGTGGAGGGAGCTGCTTGGGCGCGTTCAGGGGGCACAGGGAGAACGAGCTCGGGTGCCTTCACAGAAGACCGTGGGCAGGTGGCTGGATCGGTGGGTGGAGGACGGACTGATGGTTAGTGATCGGGTACCCAACAACAAGGGCCGAGCCCATCTGATCTACAGAACCTCGCGTGCGTTGTCTCTAAATTCGTGTCCTTTGTCCGAACCTATCCCAGAGTTCTTCCAGGGCAAGGGATCTAGTTCGGACAAACATTCGGACGAAGAGCAAGTTGTCCGAACTCAAACGGTGGTTACCGAGGACGTTGCTGCCTTGCCGGATTTGTCACGTGCGGAGGCTCAACCTAGTTCGGACACGCTGAAATCTGTCCAAACTAAGACCGCAGTGGACGACAGCGATCTCGGGGTGGTTCGGACAAAAGACACGCACAATGGCACTACGTGCGCGCGCGCGAGGCAGGCGGAGGAGCAACCCGAGGCCGTGATCGACGACGAGGAAGACGGGGGGTATGACGCTGTATTTGGGTAGCGCCCACCACCAGCGCCACTATCTGTAGCGCTCAGCGTTGTCCAAATCAGGAATACCTCTTAGGATGCCCAGATACGGCAAAAGGAGGGGTGGGGAGCCCCTCCTTCTGCGACACCACCGTTCACCGCTGGTGGTCGCGCCGCTCCGCCAACCAAGACCGGAGCATTGCTCCGCACAACCTACATGACTTTCCTTTCTTCTGATAGCAACAAGCTCGTGTCCCGTTCATGGAATGGGACTCCGATTAGCCGCAGGACTACCGATGGGTACGTCAATGCGACTGCTATGGCTAAGGCCAGCGGCAAGCAGTGGTCCCACTACAGGGAGACCGATCGCGCTAGCGCATACCTGGAGGCTTTGTCAACAAACACGGGAATCCGTGTAGCGGCTCTTTACATCGCCAAGCCGGGTGAAGGGACCTGGATTCACCCTCGACTCGCGGTTGACTTTGCTCGCTGGATTAGCGCCGATTTTGCCGTCTGGATGGATGAGTGGTTTTGGCAAGAGCTGGAAGCTAAGGCGTCCCAAGTGCGGGACACTCAGCCTGCCTATTCAGCACTTTTGCCTCTCGAGACCGCTGAGCGCACCATGGCTCTGGTCCGGGATATCACCAGCCTGTATTGCGAGCTAGGTGGGATCGATGAGCGTGATCAGCTCCTGTTCAAGGACATCGCTCGCAATCAGCTGCTCAAGCTGACCACAGGCTCGGTGCCTGCACTGCCCGGCGATGACGAAATGACCCTGAGTGATGCCTGGATGGAGGTGTTTCAGCAGGCATTACCGAGGACGCAGTACAAGTCGGCAGGCACTTTGGTGGCCAACGCCTATCGCGAAGACTTCGGGACTGAGCCACCCAAGCGTCAGCAGTTTGTGGATGGTGCTCCCCGTCAGGTCAAGAGCTACAGGCGCTCCTGGTTGGTCGAGACCCTGAGCAAGTTCAAGACTCAGTTGGCTGGCGCCTGACCTAGGCATGATTTGGATGGCTCGTTCTGCAATGCGGAGCGGGTCATCTCGTCAAGGTTCTGTTTCATGAGTGTGGCGATGAAGCCCCTGGATTGGAAATGACCCTTGATCAGGAGCTTGGTCAGTTTTTTCAGGTCTTCGAGGTTGGTGCACCTATCAACGTCTTGGAGAGCTGCGGCCTCTGCGAATTGGAGCGAGAGGTTATCCATTTACGTTCTCTGGTTACACCACGATGCCATCGCTAAAGACTGAAGCGCATATCCACGCCCTCGCGTGTGTCGATTTTGACTATGTATCAGGTCCGCATCAAGAGGGATTGCTTAGACGTCGCCTCAAGGAGATTGCAGATCGGAACTGCATTGTTGGGGTTGACACCGAAACAACTGGGCTTAATCCGCTGACTGATAAGGTTTGCTTAATTCAGATAGGGACTGAGGATTTTGCCCTGATAGTCGACCTCGATGGTTGGCGCGCAGAGGGTGAAAGAGAAGTCCCTTGGGAGACCAGTGGCTTGGCCCAGCTAAAGGACTTCTTGGAGTCGAAGACCCCGAAGGTACTTCAGAATGCGGCATTTGATCTGAACTTTCTGCGTGCCGAGGGCGTTGTTCTTGGGGGCAGATTGTTCGACACGATGATCGCAGCGAAGATCGTCAACAATGGAACTGGGGCTAAGAATGATTTGGGGTCGATTGTAAATAGGGTACTAAAAGCTCCCATGCCCAAGGAGCTGCAGAAGGCTGATTGGGGCGGGGAGAAGACCCAGGAAATGCTGCACTATGCAGCGCGGGATGTGATCTGCCTGCCCCGGCTTGTTCCGGAGTTGACTGCCGCTCTCAGGCTGTCGGTTGTTCGCGATGGCTTCACTCTCTGGGAAATCTTCAAGCTCGAGATGGACGTGTTGCGTCCGATCGCCACCATGCAGTGGCACGGGTTTGGCTTTGATGAAGAGGGAGCCAAGCAGCTGTTAGGAGAACTGACCGAGCGCTCGGATGCGATGAAGAGAGCGTTTCTGGAGAACCTGGACGCTGAGATCAGGGCTAACAATCCAAATGATCCCCATATCTGGTTGCCCAGGGATCCAGATGGGACCTTCAACACCCGGGAAAAGGACTCGGGTTACAAGCGGCTAGGGACCAAGCAGTACAAGGGGTTCAACCCGAGGGCGCCAAAACAGATGGCGGAGCGCTTTGATCAAGCGGGAATCCTGTTGCCACCGGATGAGAAGGGAACTCCCAGCCTTGATCAGAACTTGCTGGCCTTTCTGCGCAGTCATTACCCGTTGATTGATCAGTACCTCGAGTGGAAGGCAGCGGTTACCAAGGTCTCCAACATGGAGAAACTGCTGGAGTCGATTGGTCCGGATGGCCGGATCCACTGCAACTACAGGCAGATGGGGACGGAAACGGGGCGTCTATCAGCGGCCTCGCCGAACCTCCAGCAGGTCAATCGGGGTAAGGACTTCAGGTCCAAGTTCGTTCCTGACGCTGGCTACGAACTCGTGCTCGCTGACTTCAGCCAGGTGGAACTCCGGGTTGCTGCTGACCTATCTGGCGAAGAACGGATGATCAACGCCTACAAGGCTGGGAGGGATTTGCACACCGAGACCGCGGCATTGATCACCAAATGCGACCCTAATGAGGTGACCCGAGAGGCCAGGACCAGCGCCAAAATCGCAAATTTTGGGTTGCTCTACGGATCAGGGCCAGCCACGTTGCAGAAGCAAGCCGTTGCTCAGTACGGCATTGACATGGAACTAGAGGAGGCCAAGGACATCGTTCAAGGATTTCGGGCTGCCTATCCCGATCTCTACAAGTGGCAGTGCCTCGAGGGGAACAAAACCACAGCAGCTGTGTTCACCAAGCTTGGGCGTCGTCGGATGTTGGTTGGCTTCAACGACAAGTTCACCACCAGGATCAACACCCAGGTTCAAGGCACGGCTGGGGACATCGCCAAGCTCGCCATTGCCCTGTTGTGGAAGCACATCTGTGCAGCACCGGTGGGTGAGGCCAAGCTGATTGCCATGGTGCACGATGAAATCGTCCTCGAGGTGAAAGAAGGCCACGGGGAGCGTTGGGGTCAGATCCTCAAGGAATCGATGGAAGCAGCAGGCAATCAGATCTGTACCAATGTTCCGATCGTGGCAGAAGTAGGACGAGGGCCAACCTGGGCAGACGCCAAGTAAAACCCCGATTTACCTTTTGACTTCGCCTGACCTAATCTGGATAGAACTCTCTTTTGTTCACATGCTGGTTGGAAAAGCGTTGATTGACTACGTCAAAGCCAACGATCAATTGAATCAAACCGAGCTGGCCGAAGGTGCTGGCTATGTCAAAACCACCACCAGTGGTCGGACAAATGTCTTGGTCAAGCAGTTTTACAACGCTCTGTTGGCTGCTCAGGGCCTGACCATTGAGGTTGGCAAGGCACCTGGCAAGACCGCTCAGTACGAAACAGCTGTCCACAAGAGCGGCATCATCCTGCTGGGCAAGACGTACTCCAAGAAGTTCGGTCTAAACGCAGGTGACGTGCTCGAAATCGTTCTCGATGACGATGCCATCCGCTTGGTGCCCAAAGCAGCAGCGTGAGTCCTGGGGAAGTCCGAGCCCAGTTGCTGAAGCAGCTCATCAGGGTTGCCGAGCGTTTACCTAATGGGCTGCTCCAGCGTCTGGTTTCGGACGCTCAGTTCTTCAGCGACTGGAATATGGGCAAGAAAAAAGCCCGGGCTTCGGCTCGGGTCTCGCAGTTTCATGCCTGGCAGGAGAAGGCTGAGGAGAAGAGGTGGAAGGGGATCGATGCTGGACGCCCTCGGTGATCAAGCCTTGTTTGTCCTATTCAGGAATTGGTCAACCGCTTTTGTGCGGTGAAACCGGTAGCGAGGCCGCTGGACGGTGCCGATGTTGCGCAGGGCTTCACCTCTGATGACGCCTTTGGCCATTTGGTAAGTCAAAGCTTTGCGATCTTTGACGCCAACTAGACGACAGAACTCGGTACTGTCAACCCAGTCCCCGTCCGTGGTGTTGGCACCGGACAGGTCCAGAAGGCGGTCGAGCTTGCGCTCCAGAGAGTCAATGCGATTGAGCAGGTCGTCTGTCATGGTCTATCTGGATCTGAATGGATCCTACTGCAACCTCTACAGGTTGAAACCATCGAGTGCGGCTAGTACCTGCTCCTTGGTGATCCACCGGTGGTAGGTCCGGGTGTGGACGTCCACCGAGTGGCCCATCATCAGCGCGGAAATGGTGATCGGGATCTTCCTGCTAATCAGCCTGATGGCGTAGGCGTGCCGCAGGACGTAGGGGCGCAGTTCAATCCCATCACGATCAAGAGCGTCGCCGAAGACCTTGGCAAGGTTGGCGGGGGCTTGTGTTGGCCGCGGAAGGTCATGCAGCTGGAACTTGGTGATCCATCTGCTGGGGCATGCCGAGCAGATGCGGCTACCGGTTTTGGTGTTGTCCCCCACCTCGCACTTTCCATCTGGGCGGATCTCGAGGTGTGCGACCTCATGTGGGCGGAGGCCATAGGCGGCGCAAACGCCCCACATCCATCGCCAATGCGGGAGCTTGATCCGTGCCCAGATTTCTTCGATCTCGGTGTCGGAGGGGATGTCGCGGGGGGTGAGCTGGGCGGCCCCGTAACCGCGGCTGGCCGCACGAGCTTGGGGGAGGTCCAGTCCGAGGGACTCTCCGACGGAGCAGAGGAGGTTGCCCTGGTCCCTGCGGCCTGCAGAGCCCTCCGGCATGGTGCGGATTATGCGGAGCAGGACGGCCTCGTTTACAGGGCCAGAGGGCGGCATCTTCTTCAGGGCTGGGGCCCACTTCTTGGCCCAGGCGTTGGCACCGCGCTCGGGGGAGGTGCGGTACTTGCTGGCGTGGAACTTCTTGGCGGCTTTCTGGAAGTCTTCGACTGTGATCCGGGATTCGCTCTCGGGGTGAGCTGCGCTCTTGTCAGCCCAGTCAGCCCACTTGAAGGTGCTGTCCCTTAGTTGGAAGCTCAGCCGCAGGGCGTGCATCTCGGCTTCCTTGACACCCTCGAGGCTGGCGTCGAGGCCGAGGGGCAGGCTTTGCTGACGGAGCAGGGTGGCGTCGTTGCGATCGGGCAGGGTTGCTCTGGCATAAAGCCGTTGCCGTCGCTGCTCAACGCGGGCTCGGTGCTTGCCGGTTTTCAGCCGCTCGTTCAGCTCCTTGAGGGCCGCTTCCAGGGGCGCAGCGTTCACTAGAGCGTTCACTAAAACCTGGGGTCAGGCTAGGTCTAAGTAGGCCCAACGAGGGTCGAAACAAAAAAGCCGCTCCCGGGTAGAAGCGGCTCTGTGACTGGGATTGACTGGTGTGACTGAATCGGAGCGACAGGATTTGAACCTGCGACCCCCACTACCCCAAAGTGATTTGACTCGGCTGAGAGCCTTGGTACTGCAGTCAATTTGATATCTGCAGTTGTGGCTGTTGACTAGTGTGTTCACTACATAAAATGGGCCATGAGCGGCTCTATTCATGGCTTCCAATCCCAGCGCTAACTTCCCTAATACGTGGGAGGGCGTGACGGCGGCGGCTACGGCAGCAGGCGCTAAGTACCCCGAGCTCGTGGCTGCGCAGTGGGCGCTGGAGTCGGGCTGGGGCAAGAGCACCAGTGGTAAGAACAACTACTTCGGGATCAAGGGGAATGGCACCACGCAGATGACGACAGAGTTCGTCAATGGTGCCCGGGTGCACATCGACGCGGAGTTCCAGGACTTCGTCGACCTCGGTGCATGTGTGTCGTATCTGGTGTCCCGCTGGTACAAGGATTTCAAGGGTTACAAGGGCGTCAACTGCGCAGCTGATCGGGAGTTGGCTGCCCAGGAGCTGGTCAAGCAGGGCTATGCCACTGACCCGGGCTACGCCGCGAAGCTGATCAAGTTGATGGCGGATAAAGCTCCCAAGGGGCAGTCTCAAAACAAGTCTCAAGCGTCTAAGCCGCAGTCGAAGGCTAGGCCAGTGCTCTTCAAGATCAAGGCCAATCAGGACACGTGGCTCAAGAAGAAAGCTGAGCAGGTCGCTGGGCTTGCTGAAGATCAGAAGGTAGAAGCGGAAGCAGGCAAGGAGTATGGGGTTTCTGCTTACTCGGAATTGCCGGCTACGGGCCATGCCCGGGTCGAGCTGGCTGGAGGCGCTGGGATTTGGTACATCTTCAAGCCTCATTGGAAGCGAGTTTTAGCCAGGGGTAAAGGAGTGGCGGCCTCGGTGAATTGGGCCGACTTTGGCTGCCATGTGACTCCTGATTTGTCGGTGGGTGAAATTCTTCAGTGGGACAAGCATCGGATTCCTCCCGCTACGTCGGCTAATCGGGCTCGGTTGCTCAGGACTGCTGCTGAGTATCAACAGATTTGTGATGCGTGGGGGGCACCACTGGGAATCACAAGTTTTTACCGTCCGGAACCTATTAACACGCAGGTTGGGGGTGCTTCAGGCTCGAAGCATGTTTCCGGTGAGGCCATGGATGTATACCCAACCAATCGGACAATTGATGATTTCTACCAGTGGATCCGCAGGCGGTGGAGTGGTGGTCTTGGTGATGGGCGTCGCCTGGGCTTTATCCATTTGGATATTCGTGGAGGCGGAGGTTTTGTTCCAGGTGCTGGTGCTTCTCCTTCGGCAGAGTGGACGTATTAACGGCTTCTACCCATTTCTAACTTAATGATGCGAACATCGTGGTCGTGCACGGTGTCTTCTATATCACCAACTTTTTTTTGAATGATTTCTTGATTGCTCAGAACGTCGTCAAGTTTGGTAGGAACTGTGTAAACCAGGTAAAAAATACCAGCAGCGGCTGAGCCAATGGCTAAAACAGCTAGTCCGGCTATTGCTTCTTGTTTGACGCCGCGCCAAAACCCCTGTGGTGACTCGGGGCTGGACACTGGACAGGCGCATCTGTAAGCAGTTTAGCTTTGGTGTTCATAAGCTAATTGCTGCTTTTTACTGCTCGTCTAGCCAGGGAGCTTTTAGCTCCATCGCTCCACCCAAATCCAATGAATCCCCGGTTTGAAGTTCGGGATCTATTGCGTGCTCGATGTAGATCGGCGCAGGCACTGCAGGGGGTTCAGGCGGGAGGCTTGCTTCGTACTGCTCGATCGCAGCGGTGACCTCTACCTGAATCTCGATGTCCCGCTTTAGCGCTTTGGGAAGGTCAGGCGAGCAACTTGCAGGATGAACTGCACAATGCCGTTTGCTTTGAGCGGAGTAAACGGCAAGATCTCAGAAATGGCACTAACGAGGATGGCGCCAATAGCCAGAGTAGTGGGATCCATCTAAATGAGGATTGATAGACCTAGTTTACTGACCCTCTTCTAGGGGTCGTTAATGAAGATCTGGATAAGAGTTTTCAGCTGTGGAATGCTGGTGGGAGGCCGTGAGCAACTCGCGGGAATTGTTGGTCCTGCAGCTCGGCCTCGATTCCCCTCTCGATCGCAGCGATAGCATCTGCGCCGATTGAATTTAGGATCCAGCTCAGTACAAGTGCCTCTGTTAGGTCCTCGAATGGAACGAGTTCATCAACTGGGCGGGCGAGGAACGCCTTGCTGGTGAAGGACGAAAAGAAACCGTTCTCGGATCCATCAACGCGGTAGGCCACCTGATGGACATATCCATCGATGGTGTGGCGCTCCATGTCCACGATGCTCCAGTGGATAGTTGTCATGACTAAACAGTTGCTGTGTTGGTAGATGGGTAGGCACGGCCGGCACCCCAGATGATGCGGACGCCGCCTCGTGCGCCTGCACAACCGGCGCCGGCACTGTCGTCATCTCGGGCTCCGCCCCCGCCTCCGCAGATGCCACCTGAGATTTGAGTTCCGATAGCACCGCCGGAACCGCCTCCGCCAGATCCGTTGAGGATGCCAGCTGTGCCATTAGCGCCTTCGCCGACCAGATCAACTCCACCACCCGAGTAGCCCTGACCGGCATTGGTTGCTCCGCCGCCTCCTCCACCTCCACCTGCTCCAGCACTTCCTGCCGCAGCGTTGCCGCCTGCTCCGCCATTTCCCGAGTAGCCGCCAGCCCCGCCACCTCCACCACCGGAGTTGTTATCAGTTGCGCCGCCCCCAGCTCCCCCGTTACCTCCGCCAGAAACGGTTACTCCATAGCCCCACGAGGGAACACCGCCAGTGGTTGCAGCGGTGCTTTGGGTTAAGCCAGCAGCTCCACCGGCGGCGGTGAGGATTGAAAGACTGTCCCTGACAATGCTGGATGCGCCACCCGCACCACCATTGGTGTCGTTGGGGCCTGCTGTACCCGCAGCGCCGACGTTCACGGTAAGAGTCTCACCGGGGATCACAACAAACGAGCCGTAAGACAAAGCGCCGCCAGCTCCGCCAGTGTTACCAGCTCCGCGGTCACCACGAGATCCAGCGCCACCTCCGCCGCCCCCAACAGCAACCGCTGAGACGCTGTTTACACCAGCAGGCACGGTCCATGAGTTGGCGCCAGTTGTTGTAAATACAGCCTGCGACGAAACAGCCGTTGTCCCGCCGATTGCGTTAGCTGGGCCCAGCAGGAGTGTGAACGCCGCCCAAGCGTCGTTGCCCACAGTAGAGGTGAACGAGCCTGGAGTTTCAGCACCAGCAGCGGTCAACACTTTGTAAGCAGTCATTACTGTGCTGCCGCCTGTAGCGCTGAGGTTTACACCGTCCGTGCCGGTGTCCTTGCAAGCGGTCAATGTGTAGCCCGAAGGAGCAGCGAGGGAGCTGGTGTCTGCCACGTTGTCGTTGTCCAGCATCCCGATGATTACGGAAACTTGGTTGGCCAGGATTGCTGTTGCAGCTGGAGGAGTGATTGTTGCGCTGGTGCCAGATGCTGTTGGGTTTACGGTGATGGGCACATCTTTTGAGACGTTGCGAAACACAGTGCAGACATAGTTAGATCCCGAAAAGCCTGCCGTAAGCGTGCTAAGGCCACTCACAGACATAGACGTACCAGTGGCGAATGAGTACCCCCAACTTCGGCCAGGGTTGGCCAGGGAGGCGTTGGTAAAACCAGTCTGGAAACCTGTAGGTATTGCTGGCACTACGTTTGCCCCCACGCCAGCGACAATCACGAGGTCGTCTGTCTGGATGCCTGTGATGGTGAAGGGATTGGCTGTAATCACATCGCTCCTTACAAACGCGATGTCCGGGATTGCAACAGCAGCTCCGCTAGTCCCAAGGAACATCTGTTGAGAAGTCATCAGCTCAAACCGGCCCCGCTAATTACAAAGGTGTTTGCGGCCACACAGAGCACTGTGCAAATTCCGCGCTGAGCCAAGGTGCGGTTGCCGGTAGTCGCGCTTCCTGCGAGATACATCGTCACGCTGGCACCCTGAGTGATTGTTTGGTTGGCGGCTGAGTTGTTAAAGATGCTGATGGCCTCTCCGGCAGAAAAAATGCCTGAGGGAACCGTAACGCCGCCAGTGGTAATCGAGATGTGTTTTCCCGCGTCCAATAGGACAAGTGTGTAAGCCGCTGTTCTAGGGTTTTGAATAATGTCACGAACGTTTCCGATCGAGTCAGTAATGTCGGCTGAGGTTGTTATCGCACCGGAGGTATTGAGTGCTGTTGAGCCGGCGATGGTGCCACTGGTGATGGCAGAGCCGGTAATTGCATGGACGTGATCTGCGCGAGCAAATGTTGTTCCAGTGCCAACTGCTGCAGTACCAACGTTTGATGGGGTGGTAGAGCTGGCCTGGCCCAGGACAAAAGCAGTGGTAGCAAGTCGTGTTGAGTTGTTATTTGTAGCTTGAGTTGTAGCAGTAGGTGTACCAGTAAATCCGGGGCTGTCTAAGGGAGCCCGTGATGTGTCTGTTGGGTGGACGTGGTCAGCCCTCGCGTAGAGGTTACTCGTTCCTGCGGCTTGAGTGCCGTTTGTTGTAATCGTTCCAGCGGTTGAGTTTGCAAAACTGGTGTCAATAATTTCCGCCCACGTCATGGCGGTTGTACCGAGCGTGTCGGTAGTTTTGAAACTGGTGTTCCAGAGTTGGCCGCCCTGCGTGGTGCCCGAGTCAACGTTGACCGTCGCACCTCCCATTTCACTGGCGGTGTCGGCG